GCTGAATCAGGATAACTATCACTTAAATGTCCTTGTACATTCCAACCCGGAAGATGGCTAACATAATTATAACTATCAAATTGAGCCCAGTCTTTATTTACATAGTTTACATAATTTTGTGGATTATCTAATGCGTCTGTGCCAGTATATGGAAATCCAATTGCATCCGATGCATCCGCCGATGCATCCGCCGATGCATCTGCCGATGCATCCGAATCGTCTTCCGTCAATAATTCTTGTTCAATTTTATCAAAATATTCTTTAATAAAATTATCAAAATCAAGTTCTGTTATGTTATTTAAAACCATTTCTTTAATAGATTCATCTTGTGAACCTGTTGGGGCACCATTTATATATCCTCCTGGCAAATCTAATCCAATTCCAATTCCCCCCGGAAACCCATCTTCTTGTATTTTATTATCTATCATTTGTAATCTTTATAAATTTAACATATATAAATATCGTTAAACCAAACTCTCCGTAATTTCCAAGTTACCATCTAATAAAAAATTTAAAATTTGTTTCATTTCTGTATTAAAATTTAAATTTCTCCAACTATTTTTACCGTATTGCAAAAATAAATTTTGATTATGAACACATATATCCTTTACATTATTTAAAAATTCGTCTTTTTCTTTCTTTGTTTTGGATGCAAATTTATCAATTTCGATTTGTATCATTCTTAATCTAGCAAAGTCATCATTTTCCATATCGTAACTTTCATCAATATATGGATGAAAAGTTTTAAAACCAAATCTTTCTCTAAGATATTGTAGGGATTTTGACGGGCCTGCTAATATAAATGGTTGGCAGTGTCCTAATGGTTTAAATATTTTTTCCGATAGATATCCTGTTGCGAAATTAACATAAATATCATCTGGTCCTTTGGATTGAAAAAATACAGATTCTGTTACTATACTTAAATATGTGTTTAAATATATATTTTTATCTTCAAATCCAAATCCTGCTATTTTAGTTAAATCTTGTATATCCAATAATGATGATGTTTCACTAATCAATTTTGCAAATTCAGTATTATTATCATGTTTTAAAAATTCTTCTATTGGACTTGGATGATAAAATCTATTATCCCAAGAAACTAAACTTTTATCCAATCCCAATTTATGAAGATGTGATAACAACAATAATCTATGTAATTTCCAATGTCTAGATAATAAAAGAAAATCCTTTTTGTCTTTTCCTATACTTTCTATAAATTCTTTTTGAGAAACGATTGTTGATAATCCTGATTTTATATTTCCAACTTGTGTCTCATGTGAATTTTCACCCCAATATTTATAATCTGGGTTATCTATTACATTATTAAATTCTTGCGATTTTGCAACCATATTTAAACTATAATCTGCAACTTTATATTTTAATCCTAATTTTTCAAAATTCTTTTTTAATTTAAAATCAGCAAATAAGAAATATACTTTTTCATCATCTATTCCATTATCTCTTGTAAATTTTATTATTTTTTCAAAATTTTCTATTGTAAATCCTTCACCACCATCAACTACATAATTAAAAAATAATTTACCATTACCATTTTTAATTTCATCTATTGCAACTTTAGACATAAAATTTAATCCAAACTCATGTATTTCGTGGTTTCCAAAAAATTGATTTAAATTTGCAAATGGTTCTATCATATAAAACCATTCATAATTGATAGCATTTTTTCTATCTTCTTTAATTTCAAATATTGATTTTTTTTGTGGAATGGTTGAATAAAAATTACTATTATAAACTGCCCAATGACAATTCCATCTTTTTGAAAAAAATTCTCCTGACATTGAGTAATCAAAATTAGATGCTGTGTATATTGTATTTAAAAATTTTGGATTTAAACAATTGGGGATTTCACCACTATATGTCATAATATCATATCCAAATACTAATTTGTTTTTTATCATATAATTTTTTTATGAGGTTTTCCTAAAAAATCTACCAGTACTTCTTTTACAAACTTTTTATTCATATATGGTGCGGTGTGTTGCCAGTAATTATTAGTTTTAAAATATTCCATTATATCTTCTTTTGTTCTAAATCCATTGTCCCATTTTGACCTATATTCTTGCCAAATTATATTAGGAATGTCATCATCATCGGATATTTCATCAAAATCATAATTTTGTATAGACCACTCAACTTGTCCACCAAATTTACTAATACCATCTTTTTTATAAAACCAAAATTTATCAAAATCAATCATATCATATAACCATTTAATATGTGGTTGATTTTCAAATTGAATTTTGTTATCAGTTTCCCAAGTATTAGGAATAAATTTATCATAAAAAACATGCCATTCTTGTGATTTTTTACTATCAATTGGTGCAAATAATGGAAATTTATCATCTGTTCTATAATCAACTGAAAAATTGTTATGCATATTAAAAAACATATATTCTATCCCATTTGCTTTACAAAAAGATTGAACAAGTAAAATTGATTGAAAAAATTGAATCATTCGTTCATCTGCTGAAAAAATGTGTTCTACATAATCATCAAAAAATTCTTTAGCTTTTGTTATAACGTGTTCACAATGGTATCCACCTGATAGTAGATAATATCCGTGTTCTCCTGGATATAATTTTTCATTATCTATAAAATCATTTACATGTGCAAATGATTCGTTAATAGGATATGTATTTTTATCTCTTTCTTTTATAAATTCTTTATTCAAAAAATAATCATTTTTATGTTGTTTATTTTTTGATATAAAAAATGAGCTTCTTGACCATCCTGACCATTGGACTATTACTTGTATATTTTTTGGATTTTTTCCTTCTTTTAATAATTTATCAATACCATATAATGTAGATTTTGCAATAACTTCATTATCATTTGTTGGACAACCATAATTTATTACTTTATATTCTGGGTATTCTTTTTGAATAAAATGTGGCCATTTCCATTGAGATATTGGGTCTGTTTGAAAATCATCCGCAGTCCCTGATATTCCAATTCGTCTATATTGGCGAGTAAACGAACATCCGTTTGTAATAATATATTTTGTTAAAATTTGTTCCATATGTCATTTAAAGATTTAATATATACATCGTTTAAAAGAGTACTATGATTTCTTTTAGAAAAATGAAAATAATCTCTATTAAATTCTTTTAATTCAATTTGAGACATATTCATAACATTTAATGTAAATTTTTTAATTTCATTCATTCGTTCTTCTGCATCTTCTATTGAATCATATGAATAATTCCAAAAATCAAATCTATAATTTAATCCTTTTTCTTCTAAAAATTTTATTGTATTTGGTTTTGCAAGTAAAATAAATGGATGAGACAACATAGTTGGTTTCATTGTTTTTTCAGAAATATTATTCCATGTTTTTTCTGTTTTTTTAGCCCCAGCTTCGCCTGCAACATCATAAAATCTAGTTTCAGCTACAATTTCAAAACTTGTATCCAAATATGTCAATAAATTTATTTGTCCTCCACTATTTCTATAAGTTTCTTCACTAAATAAATCGAAATCAATTCGTTTAGGTATATGTTTTAAAATTTCAAATGATTTAAATTCTGCATCGTATTCAATTGGTACAAATTCTCTAAATATTGATTTATCAAAATCAACTCCAGTAGATGTCCATATTATATCATTTAATAAATTATTTTTATATAAAAATTCTAAAAATTTTACTTTATGAAATCTGACATGTCCAGGGTAATAAAATGCTTTATATTTTGGCCAAAAGTTTATTTGAGAATCTTTTATCTTAATATAAGCGTCTCTATTCCTAGCAACTTCCGATTTTGGATTTATATGATGATAAAATAAAACTTCAAAATATAAATGATTGTCTCTATTTTGTAATAAATTTTTTGAAATAAAATAACATGGTTTGTTTGTTAATTTTTCTATTTCGTCAAAATTATATTCCGCTATTTCTTGCTCATCATATGTAGAAAAATCAAAAAATAAAGCTTTACAATTTACACTATCTATAAATAATTTTAATTTAGTTTTAAATAATTCGGTAGTATCTGTTACATCAAATGCAATTATTAAATTTGTATTTGAATCCATATCATCAAAATTTACTAAATCTACTTTTTGATGCATATGAAATGAACTAGGTAATTCACTATGGTCAGTTGATGGTTGTATGTTTTTTACTACAACATATTCAAATCCACCCAATAAAGTATTATTTTTTCGTAAAAACTTTACAAAGCAACATTTTTTCATAAAAATTAAAAAGATTTATATACAAACGGGTCACGTTTTTTAAGTTCTTCTAATTTCTTTTTTAATCTTTTTTTCATTTGTCTTTGTTCATATTTTTTAACAAAGAATGAAATAATTGGCAATTCTTTAATTTTCATTTTCTATTTCTTTAAGTAATTTATCAAATTTTTCTGTTCCAAATTTATCCCAGGGTATATTAAATATAGAATATGGTTTCCAATTTACTCCTGTATTTATAAATTCAAATTCTGCAGTGCTTCTATTTTTTTTATCTATTTCTAATTCATTTGGTTTTGTTAACAATGTTTTTGCATATTTACCACTCATCCAAAAAAAGTTACCAGCATATACTTCACAATTAAACATTGGTTCATTTAAAAATGTTCCAACTGTATTATATTCTGTTTTATTTAATATATCTATACATTCTTTATTTTTTTCTATTAAATAATATTCCATAGTTCTTTTCCAATTAATAGAATTTTTTTCATAATTTAACCTATTAATTTCGTTTCTACTTAAATTATTTGTATCAATATCTTCATATGGTGATTGATGTGAAGCTCCTTTAGTATGTATGTATAAAATACTATCATTATCTTCAAATATCTCTTTATCTTTTATTATAAGATTTAAAGTATTCCATTCTGCCGCTACATTTGTCATATCATTAAATACATAATCTCTAATTACATAATCGGGTTCATATGGTAATATTTCTTTTGATATCCATTCATATATTTTATGACTACTATCATTTTTTGATATAATATCTTGTCTGGATGGTGCTAAAATTACTATATTTACTTTTGTTTTACATTTAAAACTATTTTGAATATATAATATTTGTTCTTTTACAATATCAAAAGAATATCTGAATGCGTATATGTGATAATATATATGAACCATTATTTATTATATAATTCTGGATATTCTGCTAATATATGAACACCACCATTTTGGATTGCATATTTGTATGATAGTTCAACATCTTGCCAAGTTTTTAAATCATGTATTTCTATATTCGGGCACATAGTTTTAAATTCATTAATATAATTTGCTTTATGTTGATGTCCTGGGTCTAATGGTGTATCTGCACCTTTACCAACTCTAATAAGTATATTTACTTTTTTTTCCGTCATCAATTCAAATTTATCAACATGGTTTATAAGTTGATTTGCTGCAGAAATTAAAAAGTCCCAACGAGGATAAAATGAAATAACAGTTTTGCCTGTGATTGCTAAACCCAAACTCATTCCCATTTGCGTTTCTTCCATAACAGGAACTTCAATCATTTTTTCTTTTGGTACTTCGGTTAGGGTTGTACTCATTGGATTTCCTGCGTAAATTATTTGCTGGCCAATAAAGATAGTATTGTCTAATTTAGCCAAATCCGACATTACTTTTGTAAGTGCAATTTTATATTCCGTTGGTTCCATTATGGTTTAGAATTTGGATTATATAAATGTTTATTTGCTTTATACCACTCAATAGTCTCTTTTAAAGCTTCTTTTAGATTTCTCTTTGGTTTCCATCCTAAATCGTTAATCTTTTTTGAAGATAATAATCTAATTGGAATCATTGGTGCTTTATTATTAACATATTCAATTGGATTTGTATTGTTATCCAATTCTTTGATTGTTGCAAGTGTTTCATTTACTGTAAATCCTTCACCATAACACACATTAAAAATATCGTATGTATCGTTATTCTCTGCTACAAAGATAAAACCATCTGCCATATCTTCAACATGTAATAAATCTCTTACTTCCGTACCATCACCCCAAACAGGGATTGGATTTAAACCATCTGCTACTTTACGGATATTTGCAGGTGTAACGTGACATTTTTCAAAATCAAATTTATCATTAGGGCCGAATGCGTTTGAAGGTCTAACAATCAAACATTGCATTGGTTCGTGAATCTGATTAGAAAAGAAATCACATAACATTTCACCATACCTCTTCATACCACCAACCGCTTTGTAAACCGGCAACATTGGAGTAGCGTGTACATTAATATCTTCGGTACAAAACTCAATTCCCATATCAGGGTAAGTTGTATTAGATGATATGAATAAAAACTTTCTAACTTTATTTTTCCAGCTTTGTTCCATTAAGTTTACATTCATCTCTACATTTGGAGTAACATGTAATAATGGGTTAAATTTAGTATCTAATGCGTTTGATGTGTTTGCTGCACAATGAAATACTACATCAACATCTTTACTAATTAATTCACAAAACTCTGCAGTTTGTAAATCTCCTTTGATGTGTTCTACTTCTGATGTTCCTTCAAAATCGTTTCTCAAATCTCTACTAAATGAGGTTGAACGGAGATTTCTATATCCTTTTTCATATAGTAATCGTAATAAATGTGAACCTATAAATCCACTTGCTCCTGTAACTAAAACCTTGTCTGTTTTTTTCATATATTTTTTATTTAAAAATGTCCCACTTTAATACTACATCATTTACAAATTTTCTTGCCAATACGGATGATGTGTGTCCATACCAACTATTATTTAAATATTTTCTTTGTTCATCTTCACTCATTCCATTCATTTCTCTCCATAATACTTTTGGTAAATCGTATTTAGAATCATCTAAGTTTTCATTAAAATTTCTAATTGACCATTCTATTATACCACCATTTTTATGTTTATTTTCTTCTTCAAAAAACCAAAAATATTTATCAAAGTTTATTCTATCAGTATACATTTTAACATATGGGTTTTCATCTGTTAGTATAGAATCTTTCCATGTATTACAAATTATTTTTTCTTTTACTATACAATCGTATGTGTCTGAATTAATTCTTTTTCTTTCTTCGTTATATGATGGTGGTGTTTTACTTTCGTCTAAATAACTTTTTGAAAAATTATTATTCATTTGAAATGATTTTATTTTAGTAACACCTAACGATTCTAAATAAGAAAATAATCCAATCATCGAATCGAACCAATCAATATATCGTTCTTCTTTTGATAATACTTTGTTTGCATAATCCAATGCAAATTCTTGCATTCCATCTGGATTATTTGTTGGGCTATAATATCCACCTGTTAAATAAAAATACCCATGCTGATACGCATTTTCTTTTTTATCCCATTTAATAAAATCATTTGTATGTGGTGGAGAATCATTTTTTTCAATAAAATTTTTTAAACAATTATTTTTCTGGTTATAATTTTTATTTGATATAAACCAAGATGTTCTTGTTAAAGAAGTCCATTGTGCTATAACAATAATATCTTTTGGGTCTACTTTTTGATTAAAAATTAAATCATTTACTTTATAAAATATTGACCTACAAATTGTTTTATTATCATTTGTTATTGCTGCGTAGTTATGAAATTCTACATCGTGTTGTTTACTATAAATTTTCCAAAGCCAATGGAACCAAGTATATGTGTCCTTTTCATCATGCTTCCACCTATCCTCTGATTTATTGTATGGGTCTATGTTGGGTCTAAAATTGCTAGTAAAAGAACAACCACTTGTTACAATGTGAATTTTATTTTTCATATATTAAATATACTTAAAATTTTTCAAATTATCAAATAAATATTTTTGTTTTTTTGATACAACTATGTTTTTCATAAAAATTTATTTTCTTTTGTATAATAATTAAATTCTATAATTTTTTGATATAAATAATCTGCCCATGCTTTATGACCTTCTTTGTCAGGATGTGCATTACCGATTGTATTTGTATAAGTAGCAAATGATTCTTTTAAATATTTTTCATTTGTTAATTCATATATTAAATTTTTATCATTATATTCTTTTTTTTTAAATTCCCAACCACGTTCAAAATCCCACCCATTAAACATTATGTATTTTACTTTTAATTTTTCTAATAAACCAAATAGTGCATATTGAAAACAAAAAAATAAATTTAATTGATATTCATGATTAAAAAAATCAATAGAATAATCTATTACTTTGTTTTGATATTTTGAAATAATTTCTTTATCTAATTCCTCTTTATTAATTTTCATCTTTGATAATGCAGGTAGTGGGTCTCCTCCATATAAAAATTCTAAGCTGCACCAATCACTAAATGGTGATGTAAATAAATATCCTTCATTTGTTACTATTTCATCCCTCATAGGACTTGTCCATTGAACAATTAAGATGTCATCATTATTCCAATTTTTTAATAAATCAATTACTCTTCTAAAAATATATTGGTTAGAGTGGCCAGGAACACCATTATTTATTGAATTAAATTTTAATAACTTTCCCAATTCACTTGTATAGGTATTTTCTCTATCTACACCAGTACCTTCGGTAAAAGAACATCCAAACGAAACTACATTTTTTGGGTAACTATACATGGTATTAAATTCTACTTTTATATTCTAAAATAGATTTAGTCAATCCTTCTTTTAAAGTTGTTTTTGGAAGAATACCATATTTTTTTTGTTTGTCGGCTCCTAAACATCTAATTGGGTCACCATTTGTTTTTGTAGAATCCCATGTAATAATTTTTGTTTTGCCTGTTAATTCTTTGTAGCATTCAACAATGGTTTCAATTGTTTCTTTAATAGTTACTGCTTCTGCACAACCAAAATTAATAATATCACTAACTTCTTTTTTAACTACATCAATTGCAGCCTGTGCTACATCGTCTCCAAATACAAAGTCTCTTTTTGAAGAACCATCGCCCCAACATACCATTTCTTCACCTTCTACATTAAATAATTTCCAAATATTAGAACTAATAACAGTTGCATCTTGTGCAAAGTTATCATTTACGCCATAAATATTTGAAGGTCTAATTACTGTATAATTTTTCCAACCATATTGTACTCTTAAAGAATCTAAAGTTAATTCACCCATTCTTTTTGTCCAACCTGGATGCCAATCTAAACGAGATGGTGTAGATGCCCAAGTTTCTTCTTGATTCCAAGTATCTCCCTCATTCATAATATCTGCCGGTTTATAAACACCAACCGATGAAAGATATACAAACCAATCAATTTTTGCGTCAAACGATGCTTTAATCATATTGGTATTAAACATTAACATTGGGAATAAATAATCTGCTGGCTGAGTCGATGACCTTGCTGGTGAACCTTTTACACCCGCAATGTGTAATACTATATCAATCTTTTCTCCTTTAAATAAATCTTCACAATGAGAAAGATATGTGAGGTCTGTTTTAACCAAAACCAACCATTCTTTACCATATTGTTGTTGTAAAAACAAAATATTATCACTAAATTTTAAATCAACTGCAAATACTTTTGCACCTTCATCTAAACATTTTTTAACTGCTGGTAATCCTACCAGTCCGTTTGCTCCGGTTATAATAACCTTTTTTCCTGTAAATTCCATTATATGTGTTTTTTTAAATTTTCTATAAACATTGTTTTATTTGCAAATTCCATTGCAAAATTTCTATTGTATTCTAATATAGGTATAATACTAATATACCAATTATGTATTTCTTCTAATGATAATTTTGATAATCTATCAATTTCATTACATAACATTTCAAATCGTTTACCACTATCATATTCATTATCGTAACTTTCATCAATAAACCCATCAAATGTTTTGAATCCCAATTCTTTTACATATTTTAAATAACCAGGTGCACCAAATAAAATAAATGGTTGTAAAACTATTATTGGATTTATTAATTTTTCTGTTGGAAATATGTCTTTTTCAAAATTGGTTTCTGTTATTATATGGATATATGAATCTAAATAAATTTCTTTTTTAAATGCTTTGGTTACTTCAAATGATTCTTTTTCAGATTCATTTAAATTTTCTGTGTCCATTTCTATTGGTAATTTTTCTAAAAAATTATTTGCAAATTCTTTTATTTTATTTTCAAAATCTATTGATAAATATTTTATAATTTGAATTGATTTTGGTTTTTGTAAAAATGAACAATATATCTTTTCCCATAAATTTTTCATTTCAAAATAACAGCCTAATGAAAATCTATGAGGTTTGGTTGCATTTCTATTTGGACAAACAAAATGTTTATTTCTTTTATTTAAAATTTGATTTGAATTAAACCATTCTGATTTATATCCTAAACCATAATATGGTTCGTTTTTTAAATCATTAATTTTTTTACAACTTGAAATTAATAAATCATTTTCAAAATAAAAAACAAAATCTTTATTTTTAATTTCTGGGTATAAATCAAATAAATTGGAAGAACCACCAAAAAAAATAAAATCAGATTCTTTTAAATTTAATTTTTTTATTTCTTCTGAAAATTTAAATATAAAATTTTTATCTGAAAATGGTTCATGTGATATGTTAAATACAAATTTTAATTTATTTAATTTTGCCAATTCAATAGCTTCGTTTGAAACTAGTTTTGCAAATTTAATAGATTGTTGAATAACATCGTTTATTTTTATAAAAGCCTCTTCAATAAAGTAATTATGATTACCAAAAATTTCTATTGGATAAAATAAAATTTCACCATTATAATTTTGATAATCCATATCTTTTAATATAACATATTTTCCACCATTTTTATCTATAACATTTCCTCTTAATTCGGAATGCCCTGATGCTAACTGAAATTTGCTTCTTAGTATATTAAAATATTCAGGGTCATTTAATGTTTCCGCATAGTTACATAATTCATCCCCCCATCCGTTTGGATATGGTGATTTCCTAATACTATCGTATCTATCGTAAGCTAATGTTATCATATTAAAATGCAATCCACTTACCTGTTCCGTAATGTGGAAATTTTGATTTGTATGTATAATATATTACATCCGATGGTACTTCTCTTTTTGTATTCCAAGTTGCTTCCGTTGGTGTATAAGTTGATACATCGTTATCTTCTACTACAAATATAATTGGTAAGTCAAAGTTTTTTGCATACTTATGAACTTCATAAAATATACCACTTTCAAATGACATATCACCTACAAATACAAAGACTTTATTATCACCATCATTTGCCTTAATTCCCATTGCAACTCCCAATGCAATTGATAGAGTACCACCTACAATTGCCGATGAATAAAGTTTTTCATCCATATTACAAAGAGTAATTGATTTTCCTTTAAGAATTTCTTCTTCAATCCAAACAGGAGACACATCCTTTAATAAGGCATGATAATGAGAACGCCAAGTTGAAAATACCCAATCGGATGTTTTAATTCTTTTAAATATTTCAATTAATTGTTCTTCATTTCCGTTTGATAAATGGATTGGGCCTCTGATTTTTGCATTTCCCCAATGGGTAACGATTAATTCTTCAAAATTAATTAAATCGTCTTTTGATTGTTTAATATCTCTTACTATTGGATATTGTTTTAAATTTTTTATCATCTGTCTCTTTTTTGTAATATTGGGTTTGATGTTGGCCATTCTATTTGATATTCCGGGTCGTTCCATTTAACTACACCTTGCTCATCTGCGTCCACATAACCATCTTTATAAAATAAATTATAGTGAAACATACAATCGGTTAATGCGTAGTGGCCATTGGCAAATCCCGGTGGAACTAATACTTGATTTCTATTTCTTTCTGATATGATAAAACTTTCCCATTCTCCTGATGTTGGTGAATTTAATCTCATATCTAAAACAACTAAGTATATATCGCCCGCAGCTGCTTGTACCAATTTCCATGTTTTACTATCCCAATGTAATCCTCTTAACACACCTTTATATGATTTTGAAAATCTGCCATGAATACTAATTTCACTTTTATCATAGTGTATTTGTGTCATTACTGGGTGTTCTTCCGAATGAAAGGTTGTAAATATCTCACCTCTATATTCTCTATAAATTGATGGAGTATATGTTGGTACTTCATAACCAAATTTTTTCGATGGAGTAATTTGAAACTCATCCCATTTGTTACTCATTTAGTTTTAAATTTAATATATGTTCATAAAGATTTTTAGCAATTAATTTATGGCCTATTTCACTAAAATGTCCACTATCTTTTGAACTTTGATTATTTATTCTATCGGTATTAGATGAATCATAATAAAAATATTTTTTATATTCATCAAATGTAAAAAAATCTGGTACACTAATACGAGTTGTTTTAAAAAAAATAACTTTGATGTTGTGGCTTTTAAGCATATGTTGAAAATTAAAATTATTTATATGAAAGTTTTCCGTTTCAAAAGAATCATTTACAAAATTTGTTTCATATGTTCTTAAAAATTCAACTTCTTCTTTAGTTTTTTGCCAAAGATAAGAATCAATTTTAAATCTAAGTACATTACCATCATCATATGAATCTTTATAATTATCATTATTTTTTGGAAATTTACTCCAAAATTCACGTCTAGTTGGTTCGGTGTATTGAATAATAACCAAATCATCTGGTGTTAAATTACCATCTATTATATGTTTCGTAATCATTCTCCAAATTCTATAATTAGAACCACAACCGGCCGTACAATTTACTAATTCATAATTTAATAATTTAGATAATTCTTCTGGATAGCTTGTTTTAGCATTACAACGAGTAGAAATACTACAACCTGCAGCAAATAGTTTTTTCATATTATGTTTGATTTGCGTATCCTAAAGGAAATCCATTTCTAAATTCAAAACCCATCTTTGGTACTATCATTTGATATGCCATTATGAGTTCTTTAATACCCCTATCTAAATCCCATACTGGGCCCCATCCTGTTGCTTCTAACTTATCATTTGATACAATATAGTTTCTCTTATCTGGGTCTTCGTAATAGTCATCATAGACCACTGCAAAGTCTTTTACATGAGATTGTATTTTTTCTAATAATTCTTGTTTTGAAAGATTTGCTTTACTTAATCCTACATTAAAAACTTCACCTTTATATTTGTCATAATGCTGAATCATAAAACAAAAAGTAAATGCTACATCTTGAATATGGATAAAGTTTCTTTTAAATTCTTTTTCAAATACTACAATATATTTGTCCGTTATTGCTTTATAAACAAAATCATTTACCAACAAGTCCGTTCTCATTCTTGGTGAAACTCCAAAGACAGTTGCTAATCTAAATATGATTGCATTTGTTGATGTTCTTAAAAAGTTTTCAGCTTCACATTTGGTTTGTCCATAGACTGATATTGGTGTGAGTGGTGATTCTTCTGTGCATTCCATTTGACCGGTACTTAAACCATATCCACTATTTGTATTTGGATATAAAATCTTTTTACCTTTTCCGTTTGTAAATTTAACAATATTAACTATTTGGTCAAAGTTAATTTCTCTTGCTAATTTTGGGTCTTGCGCACATGCAGGAAATCCTACAATTGCAGCTAATGGAATAATGATATCAGCTTCATTACAAAGTTTTTCTAACAATACTTCGTTACGAACATCACCATGTATAAATTTAAATTTTGATTTTGATGTATATTGTAATAGAGAAGTTTGATTGAATAATAATTTATCTAAAACAATAACCTCATAACTTTGTTCTAATAGTTTTGCAACTAATACTGAACCCAAATAACCTGCACCGCCTGTGATTAAAACTTTCATTAAAAGTAAATATTTTTTTCTATATAAAATTGAGGATAGTTTCCACTAAAACTTATATCCCATACTTTGTATCTATTGTAATGGTTAAAATCACAAAAGAATGCAAAATATTTTCTTAATGGAAAATCATAATTTAATTTTCTTAAATTATTAAAAACTATATGACTATATTTTTCTTCATAATTATCAACTATATCGTATACTTCTTCTATTTTTATATTTTTATTTAAAATAAAACACATATTATATTCAAATTCACCAATTGCTCTATGTTCTTCAGGCCCAATCATACTACCACACCCAAACCAAAAAAATGCATCTTTATATGACATTTTTTCATAATTATCAAATTTAATAGTACCAACTAATTTTTTATTGACATAGCAATCAATTTTTCTATCTTCAAAATTTTCACAAATCATGGTAAAGTCATTAAATTCATTTACTTCTTTATTTGTTAATTGATAATATATTTGTTTTGGATATTTTTCAAATGTGCCATCTTCATTTGTTTTAATAACCCAATAAGTAAAAACAATATTTGCGTTTTCATATTTATCAATAAATGCACTAATACCAGAATGCATACCATTTCTAGCCATTAAAAATTGTTCGATTTCTTTTGGCATTAATTCTGGAAATATTTTTGCTGATAAAAATAATGTAAAGTCTTTGTCCATATGTTTGTCTATTCTTTCAGAAACGGAATATCTACTTTCAGGCAATATAAAAAATATATTATCTTTATTTACTCTTAAACTCATAATTTAAACTTTAATTGTTTTACAAAAATGATAAAATTCTTCTAATTCTGGAAAAGTTTTGCAAAAATCGGTTCCCCTTCTTAAATCGTGATTAGAAAAATATTGATAAAAACTATATCTATTTTTCATTTGTTGTGTAGAATCTTGTGGTGCTAACATCCAATCATAAATTCTTTTTACCTTTTGTACTTCAACATCACTATATCCAATATGTTCGGGACTAAATGATGGTGCTGCATAATAAGTGACTAATTTTGCTTGGTCTAAAATATATTTAGAATAATCAAATGGTAATACCTGTACAGTTTGATGTAATGGATATCTTAAATATGATGAATCTAAAAATACTGCCGAACTCCAATATCTATCATTACTTGCATATGTATCTTTTAATGTATAAATGTTGTGTATTAGGTTTTCGTAATTAAACACACTTAATGCGTTATAAGTTGACATAAATGTAATAATAACTTTTGGACACGCAGTAAGAATCATATTTACATGGTCCCAGAATTTATTAAATTCTAATCCCGTTCTGATGTACTCTGCTTGCTCACCCCAAGTATCTACCGATGTAAAGATTACAATTTCTTTTACTCTGTTTTCGTCTTCAATTTTTTTAATTTTTTGAATTAATTTTTCTACCAATGCAGTTGGAACTCCTAAATTAGAATTGATTGCCAATTTTAATTCTCTATTTGGATTGTCCTGTGCTAAAATAAAATCTAATACACCCCATGTATCTTTTGATAATAATGGTTCACCTCCAGTAATTCTAAATGTATGCAAATCTCTATATAAATCTGGCCACCATTTCCAAAATGCTTCTACATACGGGTTATGGTCTTTATGTGGGATTGGCATTTTATCCTCTCTAACTAACCATTCAGGTGAGTTAAATCCATCTAATGTTGGATAACCACCATATTGTTCAACTTCTTCTACCCATGTTGAACTAAATGCAGGGCCGCAATATGAACATTTAAAGTTACAAGCGTTTGAAAATGCAACTTCCACATATTTTGGATTGTAATCGTCTCTCCAATCTAGGTTTTTAATTTCTTCCATAAAAGGATAAGACCAACTTTCTCCAGATTTAAATATTCTATCACTAAATCTATCAGAGTTATCCTCTACACCCCAACAATAATCACATTCTTCAGGTCTTGCACCTTGTAACATTTCTTTTCTACGAAGTTTTTTGTACCTTGTATTATGAAGTGCTGAGGGGTTTCTAGTTATTTCTTGTTCTGAAATTTTGTGTGTACGAGGGTGGTGACATGAGTGATTGTGGCCACTTTGTAATTGTAAAGTTACTTGTGTCCATTTAGCTAAACACATTCCAGGACCTACTGCGTCTAATTCTTCTTTAGCTCTTAGGTATATCGGATTTTCCGAGTATGATTTTTCGTCTGCCATAATTTTATTTTAAACAATGTACATTTATCATTTTGTGTTTTCCAAAAATAATTTGTGCACTAATGTATTTATATTTCATATTATTAATTCCGTCATTTTTATAGTCAATACTTCCTTGCTGCATTTCCATTATATATCTTCTTTCGTTTTTTGCAGTTGTTTCACCTTTTGCCCATTTGTCTATTCCACCCACATTTATTAAACCTTCTGTTTGATGTGGTAAACAAATAAATTTGCCATCTCTTCTATAAGGTAAAATTGTATGTGGTATTTGAATTTCTCTATCTTCAATTACTATATTATTTAATATTCCATCATTTAATTCTGCCTGGTCTATAACTATTTTTTCATCATGTATATCTTCAAAATTATAATGAAAAATTAAACCCTCTGTTGAGTATTTTTTATGTACTTCTTGAATTTCATCTTTTGTTAATACTCTATTCCACATTTTAATATCTGCAACTTCACCTTTAAAAAATGAATTTGCTTCTTCTATTGAAACAGTTGGAGTATATCCAATATAAAATGGTTCATTACCATATCTCTTTAAACTAAATTCATATTCTAAAGGAGAATGTGTTCCTGTACCATTTCTTGCATCGTTTTCATTTCCATTTAAATAGAAATGCATTTTCTTTTCTAAATTATCAACAACCATTGTAACCCATGTCCATTCACCTTCATATCTTTTAAACCATTGGTAAACATGCTCTCTATGTGAATTCCATAACATACCTGTATACGCTCTACTATTATTAAAAGATAATCCCCAATCGTAACCTGGTTTTCTAAATATTGGATATTCTACAAATTTTCTATTTTCATCACCTATCAACCATATTGGAACTTTTTCTATTTGCTGGTCTGCTTTTACTAAAACCGATATTGTATGTGAATTAGATATTGCAGCCCTCATTGATTCTTTTGTTGGTATTTTTATGTATGAATCTTTACCATTAAAAATTGCTGCTTTTTTTGTTTTTTCAAAATCAATTACTTTTCTTTCTACCATTTCTTCTTTTACACATCTCCAAAATAAGTCATCATCTTCCATACCCCAATCCCAATACTCATTTGAATAACCATTGGTTTGTTCTACTTGCTCTTTTGTAAATAATACTGCTCCACCAAAGTATTCTTGATACTTTAATTGATACTCCGATTGTGAAATACGAACCGCAATGTGTTTTGGAGTTTCTTCTGGATAAGAATAATCACAACTATCATCTTCAGGAATCATATCAATATCATGCCAAACTATATAATCACATCCATCATCAAATGCATGTTTTGCACCTATGTTTTTCATTAAACCTCTATTAAATAAATATTCATCTCTTTGATGTACTATGTATATAGTATGGTCTATTCCTTTCTTATCTAAAAAATTAGAAAGATGTGGAACAAAAACATTCATATGTTCTTCTCTATTTCTATATGGGACGCAAACTCCTAACTTATGTGCCATTATAATAAAACTGAAAGGTGGTGGTGTTTTTTAATTGAAATATCATTTAATATTTGATATAGACAGGTATTTAAACCATCTTTGTCCGTATCATATAATTTTGTTTTTATTTGATTCAAAAATCTCAATTGATTTATTCTTGTTTCTTTATGAACCCAATTTTTCTCATTCCAACTATTTGTTTTGTGAGATAATAATTTAAACAATGATGGTCTACGGAATGGAACTTGTAATTCTTTACCCAATGATTCTTTTGTTTTAATAAAATGAGATTCAACTATTTCACCATTATTATTATTAAAACTTAAATCAACTAATTCATTATTTCTATAAAATCTAAAATCATAATATAATTTTAAATGTTCCGAAGATTTATATGCTCTAAAATTTTCTAATAATGAATTTTCTAAAATATTTTCAGATATAATTTTTACTTCTTTTGGTTTTAATTTTGTATCGTAAATTGCAAATTCTGAAATTAGGCCAAAAAAATAATTTGGTAAATCTCTATTTGGTTCACCTACACCTAAATAAAAATATTCTTTATCTGAATAATCTTTTACATTGTGTTTTAATTTTGTCATCCCTATAAATTCACCATCTTTATAAAAATCAAATTGATTTAATTCATAATCATATGTTATACAAATTTGCGTAAAATGATTTGATAATATTTCAGAATTTATAGAATAACATTGGTCGGTTTCATCCCAAACATCAAATTTATATCTTCTAAATGAATTAAAACTAACCGATGTATCGTATCCAGGAATTGAGAATACGGTATATTCATCATATTCATTATTTGGGTTTGATATAATATCATCTGGTTTAAATGTAATCAATATACTAGTATCTTTTTCAAAATCTAATAAATCTTTTTTTGGAATTTTAATATAAGAATTGGTTCCATTGAATGATAGCCCGTATAAATTTTTTACATCTGTTTTACCAATTATTTTAGTATCTAATGCAATTTTCTTTTCAGATGTTCTAAATAATAAGTCATCATCTTCAAATCCCCATCCCCAATATTGATTAGAATAACCATTTATTTTTTCAAAAGTTTCAACAGAGAACATTGTTACTCCACCAAAATAATCATCAAAAATTAAATTTTTAGACTTATCGTATTCCAATTCAAAATTAGTTGCTAAATGTAATGGTACTGCAGAATACGAATAATCCACTTCTAATGGTAACATATCTATATCATGAAATACTACATAGTCACATAGTAACTCTTTTGCTTTGATAAATCCTATATTTAGTAACTTTCCTCTATTAAATGGTTTATCATCTATTTGCTCTACGATTATAAGTTCATAATCTATTTTATTTTCTTTAAAATAAAGCTTTATAGCATCTGTAAACTTTTTTAAATGAGTTTCTCTACTTCTATATGGAACAATAATTCCTAATTTCATTTAATTTATATTAAACTGTTTCTATATCTTTTTTTGGTCTTGGTTTTCTAACCGGTAATTCTGCAGCATCTGCATCAACTACCGATGTTGGTACTTTTGGTTGTTCTGGATTTACATTAGAAGTTCCACCTTTTGCCATATTATAATGTTCATATAAATAAAATGCAATTCTTTCACCCCATTCTTTTTTAGGTATTTCTTCAAACCAAATGGTCAATGCATCTAATGAATTTGCTATCTTTTCTAAGGCTTTTATTTTTCTAGTTTCTAATACAAGACTTTCAACATTTTGTTGTTCGGATGTCTCTGTTTCCGTTGTTTGTAACTTTGATTTTGCCATAATTAAATTTTAATTTTATGTTTATATACTCCTGCTTTTATTTCTTCATTTACCAATTCTTTATAATTTATAGTATTATATCCAAATAAATCCGTATCCAATACTCCACTTGTTATTTCATAAAAGAACATTTTTTCGTTTTCTGCAAAATTTTCGTCTTTTGTTTCATAAGTGTAATTATCTAATATAGTGAATTTTTTTGAATTTTCCAAAATTTCAAATTTTCCAATAGATTGTTCAGGCATATTAAACTCATGAGATAAATTTAATTCCTCTGAGAATATTTGCTGATGTATACCCGATGATACAATTCTTGCATTAGAAAATGATTTAGATGAATCAACATAAAATTCACCAAACTTTTTATCAAAGTCTACATTTATTGTAGCTGGGAAATTTGTTTGTATTTGTCCTTCTATGTTTTTATATCCATCGGTATATAATTTTTGTATTTCCGAATTAGTAAGTGCATAATCAAATAAACATAAATTTGACAATTTACCTTCAAATGAATCTTTGAATGCCATACTACCAATCCAAATATCTTTTCCTCTAAAATCTTTTAAAGTTTTACCTATTTCAGATGAACTTACCAATTTACCATCAACATATAAATCCATAACACGTTTGTCTAAATCAACTTTAAGTGCTAGATTTATCCATTTATTTGTATGAATTTTGTGTGGATACCAAATTTGATATAAATCATCTACTTCATCCCAAATTTGTGCAACTATTGCTTCATTTCTCATTATAAATAAACCCATATCATAACCTTGCTTTCCAATAAGAGTACCATCGGTTGATTGGTCATCGTTTATAAAAGCATTTAAAGAAATTGTAAATGAATCTTCAAATATATAATCCGTTGTTTTATTTGCTTTAATCATTGCACAATTATTTTCATCGGATACAAATGGATATATTGTTTTCTTTATAGATTTGTTTACCTCTTTTACTTCCGTTAAAGCGTGGAATTTAGAAATATCTCTTGTAAAATATCTTTTTGTTAAAAGTAAACCATGTTTATCTAATCTATACAAAAAGTCAGGCCAATGGAATCCACCACCCCAATAATCATTACTAAAACCATTTGCTTTAATAAATTGTTTTTTATCAATTTTAAATGCACCACCAATCCAATGTGGGTATGGTTTTAAATTTGGACAAAGATGTGTTGGGTGATAATTATAATCATAATTACACATTTCCATTTTTGGTAAAATATCAACATCTTGAAATACTATATAATCTGCCCAGTCTTCTACAATTTTAACACCTGCATTACATAGTTTACCATAATTAAAAAAGGTATCAGCATCATCTTGTTCTATGAAATGTATTTGGTACTCTACTTTATCTTTTAAGAAATATTCCATATGACCAATGAAAGTATACATCTGGTCTAGTCTATTCGAAAATGGAACTATTATTGCTAATTTTTTATCAGTAATCATTTAGTAACTTATTGTTTATATAGATATAATTTTTTTAAATAATTTATTCCATTGTTTGTAATTGTTTTTACCCACATATTCAAACACATATTCTTTATTTGTAACATCCATTTCAAAATTATTACTTCTTAAAGCTTGATACATTTTTAAATATTCATCTGAAAATGAATAATCTTTTCTAATATCTGCAACTTGTTTAATTCTTTCTACACAAGTCGAATCCCATTTGAAATGATGAACCTGAACATTATAATCATCCACAGGTGCAATTAAAGGATGATTCCAACCTTGCCATCTCCAAGTCGTTTGTCCGTCTATTTTTGCGTAGTGTTGACCAGGTGTTATTTCAATATACCCTTTCATTATACATACTTTATTAGGACACGCTCCACTCATTGGATATCTAAAAAATCCTGCAACTGGAAATTGTTCAAATATATTTTCTTTTTTATTTATCTTTGGAAAATCACCGGTTTGTCCTATTCTATCAATAAATCCACCTCTTACTAACTCCCATCCATTTCTTTCACAATCTGATATAATTTCATTTAATGGTTTTGAATAAATATGCAATTCATCATCATCTGAAACTATCCACCAATCATCAGGAAATAACATTTTAGTTTCGTTATATAATTCAGTAACATATTCCCAATTAAACTTTTCTTTTGTTACTCTTTGTACAATTTTAGCTTTATCAAATTCTTTTGTTATTTTTAAAACTTCATTATAAGTACTTGAACCTTCCCACTCATAAACTACAACATACATTTCGTCTACCAAATCTTTATAATGATTTAACATATGCCATAATGTATCTGTTCGTGAACCTGTTACTGTAACTAATCTTATTTTTTTATTCATTCTTTTTTTAAGCTTTTCTAGTAAGTAGTGTTATACCTGTACTTGTAACCTTTTTATCAAACATACGATAATTTTTTAAATTTACCAAATTCCACTCACTATTTTTTTCTAAATCTTTAATATATTTTGCAGGGCCATCAAAAGCAACAAAATCTTCTTTTGCATTTTCGGTTACAATAAATGTATCATGATAATTTTGGTCTATGTCGTGAATAGTAATAATTGCATTTTCAGACATAATTGTAGAATATAATTCAAAATCTTTTTTAACTCCTTCGTATGAATGGTCTCCGTCAATGTGTAGATAATCTATTTTAATATCTTGTCTTACAAAATAATCATAGAATGTTTTTTCAGAAGTTTCTAAAATAACTTGTGGTTCAAAATGTTGTCTTAAAAAAGAATTTTCTTCTGTCCAGTCAGTAAATCCACCCACACCATTTGCCGCATCAATTATAATAGTAGTTCCTATATCTCCCCACTCTGCAGAATTATTACCATCAAACATTCCCTGTTCCCATAAATCTTTTCTTGCTTGCGTCATCAGTCGTGGTATGAATCCTCCTCCTGACCCAATACAGACGCATACCTTTGCTCTAATAAACTGAATAAAGGAATATATCAAAAGTCCATCTCCTAAGTGTAAATCGGTTGCACCATGTGTCCAACGATATTTAACAGGTTCTAAAACTTCTTCACCTTCTTCGTTTATTTTGTGATTATTTGCAAGGTATTTTTTTATAAGTACATCGTTAAGTAACTGCATATTTCTTTAATCCATTTTTGTTTGTTAGTATATTTTTCTAGTCCGGCCTTCAACCTATCAAATTGTTTTTTATTTTTTTCAAAACCATCTTCTAATATTTTTATGTATTGATAATGAAATTGTTTTTTATTGATTGCTCTATATCTGTATTTAATATCTTTCATCCAATTACCATCTAATATTGGAAGTTTACCATTATCGATTGCGTCAAATATTGCATATCCAAATGGTTCTTTAGTATATGCACCATGAAATATTTGGAAATTCTTTTCGAAAAACTTATTGTGAAAACGATAATCAAATTCTATAAATTGATGAACGGATGCATTTATTTTACTGCCTTCTAACATTCTTTTATAATCATATTTGTTTGAAAATACAAACGCAGGAATACCATCCAAATAATGTGCATTTTTTCTAGTTTCACATCTTGCAGCATATCCAATTTTATTATCAATTATTCCTACAAATGGTTTTTTATTTTTCCATTCATAGTAATTTGGAATTGTAATTGTTTTTGGATAGTAAGTATGTATGGTATCCTTTTCATAACCAATCCAAATAATATTTTCAGAATTCTCTAATATATCTTTTTGCCAATGCCAATCCAATCTTGTCATTACATTTTCATATTCATCATTTAATCCAACCATATCTGGAATAAAAGCATGGACAAATGTAAGATATGTTTTATGTAAATATTTTTGAATGATAGGATTTGGTTTATATGAATGATGTAAAAAAATAATCTTATCACACTCATTTAATATTTTATCAACTTCTTTTTCGTTTCCAAAAGTATAAATTGCATCAATTTCTCTAAATAAAGGTCTACCATCAATAACAATTTTATAATCTTCTTTTATCAATGGTAAAACATTTTCAATAAAATTGTTGCACCAAATATCAGCACCTCCGATGATATTTTTTCCGTAACCTGTTGTAATAAACACTATCATATAAATAATTATTATTTTTATTCAAAAATAGCAGAAGCACATCCTCTACATATTGTATTGTATTAATACTGATTTTTTTGCAGTTTTTTGAATTAATAGTGGAGTAAGATACTTAAAGTAATATTCTTCCTTAATCTCATTTTGCTTCGATTTAAGGAACTCATAGTATGGTTTGTATACTTTACCTAGCTCTTCATCAGATATGGGAGCCAGTGGTTCGTTTGCCCTATTTTTACTACCTTCTTTATGGTTTTCAAAGTTATTAGGATTATCTATATCACCACTTTGTTTATGACCGGAAATGTGGGATGGGTCTGACCAATTAAAACAATAAGATGGAATATAATTTTGATTCCATTCATCTAATTCACCTTTATCTCTTAAAACTGTATACCAACTTAATCCTTCATATCCCGTCTTATCTGAACGAAAACCTATCTCTTTTATCCTATCCATTTTAACTATGATACTTGCTTCCATTGTGTTTTGTGCAAATTCAATTCCATTTCCACTTGCAAATAAACTTCTTTGTGGTTTCCATGCATCTTTTCCAATTTCTTCTATACCTTCTACTGCCTGTTGAATATGATATGGTAAATAAATGTCATCATCGTCCGCCAACATAAAATATTCACCACTACAATAAGTTACTGCATCTCTACAAATATCTCCTCTGTTTGTATATGGTTGTTTAGTAATATAATCTATTGAATTATTTATAATCCTTACATCATCCCAAATTCCTAATCCACCTAATTCGATTGGATTTTCTGTATCTGTATTGAATATTATTAACTCTTTATTTTTATATGTTTGTGCTGCGTATTGTGCTAATATTCTTCTTACACAATAAAATCTTCTGTATGTAGTGCAAACAAAACTTACTTTTTTCATATTAATACTGATTTTTTAGCTGTTTCACATATTTCTTGCCAATAATGCCAATTGGCTGTTTCGGTTTTGATAGTTAATTCTTTATCATATGGAAGTTCATTCATATATAATGCTTTATAAAATAGGCCATCATTAGGAGAAGTTACACCAGCATTATGATAAATGTTCATATCAAACCAATCCTTTTCTGCAGATGTTGCCCATGCAAATTCTAAATCTTTATGACAGATAGTTTGATTTCCTAATTTCCATCCGTTCCAAAGTACTGCCCACATATCTGCACACCATATTTGTAACTCGTGATAATCTGGTTTTAATTCTTTTTTTATATTATTTAATGCTGTAATTTGTGTAAAAAGATTTTCTGAATCCCTTTCTACTCTATCCCAAAAATCGTAATCTAAACCTTTCATTATATATTGAGCCCCAATAGAATTTAATTCATTATCTTTTATTATTTGTTTGTCTATATCAATTATTTCACACATTTTATCCAATATATCTTCACCTTTTGATTTTATATAATCATAACCAATATACCATCTACAATCTGACCCATACCAATTTTCATCTTCAATCATATCATTTGTTATCCATTTATTAATAGGTTTTGTAAATGCTATATCACAATCATGATAAAATATTGTTTCATTTTTTAATTCTTGATTTTTAAAAAAATGTTGTTTTAAAATATTGGGCCTAATTGAAGATGTATATTTTTTTGTTAATCTATTGTCATCATAAAAAAAGAATCGTACAAAATTATAATTTTCGGCTAATTTTATCCAATCATCAGGTATTATATCAGTTTGTTTAGCACATAAAATATCTATATTATTTGGATTAACTCCCATTTTTATAAAATTATTTATCATAACTTCAACTTGCCATGTATAATAAGTTATACATGGTTGTGCACAAATAAATCTTAAATTTTTCATAACAATTATTTAATTTTAACAAGGTAATCCTACCGCACCTGCTCCAGCAACATATACCGTTGTATTACCATAAATTGTTACAATACCAGGACCACAAGATGTTGGTGTTACGGAAATTGTTGATGTTTGTGCGGTTGTATAATATCCTCCACTTGATGGCCCAGCTGCAGGAGCTGTCCAAAAATATAATGTATCACCAGACCTTACACCTGTTATTGTTGGAGAAATGGCCGTAAATGTTGCAGATGTTAATGCTGGGGACATTTGATTTGCATTTAAAGGATTCGAATCATTAATAGTGTACCACACATACATTTGTCCTCTTTGTGAACCCAATCTTGCACCATTTATTGAAACGGAATATGTAGAAGGTGCACTTGTAGTTGTAGTGGTTGTAGTGGTTGTAGTATAAGACGCACATGTACCATATGATGTAATTTCTCCACTTGACACATAAAATACATTTGAAGCATTTGAATACCATCCATCGGCCAATAATGTAGTAAGATAGTTATTACTATAAACGGATATAGTATTTCCCAAAGAACTCACATCAGGTGCAGTCCATATAATAACTCCAGTTGAACTTCCACATGCATCTAATGCACTGGTTCCACTATACCATCCAGTCCATTTTTTACCAGTTGGAGGTGCAACCGTTGTTGTAGTGGTAGTTGTTGTTGTGGTTGCAACACAATTAACTACATTGCCTGTTATAGCTTTACCATAGCCGGTAGTTGCTTGATAAATATATACAATGTATGTACCATTAGTTATACCCGTAAATGTATAATCAGTACCATTACTAGGTATGGTTGTTGTTGCGTATGTAACAGGTGCACCTGAATTTGTACTATACCCTACTTTATATGGTGCACCTCCACCACCCGCAATATTATAAATACGAATTGTTCCTGTTCCTGGTGTTCCATCTCCTGCACAACCAACTTCTACCGTTGCCGTTATTGCTGGTAATGTGGTGGTAGTTGTAGTCGTAGTAGTCGTTGCGGTACAAGATACAATTGCTGAACTATATCCTTCGTTGCCAACACTATCTATTATTACAACATAATATGTCGCATTGTCTAATGGAAATTGTGTCCACGAAGTTAAACCTGTTATATCAACCTGATGTGCTCTAGCATTTGTTTGTGCTGTTCCTAAAGTTGTACCATATCCTAACCACTTAAATGTACCATTACCACCGGCAAATGTATTCGCAGTTATTCTACCTGTTCCTGGTACTCCTGTTCCCTCACAAGTAGCAATAACACTTAATGTAACAGGTGGCAATGTTGTCGTAGTTGTGGTTGTAGTAGTGGTAGTTGTGGTTGTAGTTGTACAACTTACTGTTACTGCTACATTTTGAACAGAAGTGCCACCATCCGATGTTTTAACTGCAACATACCAAGTTCCATTTGCAATTCCAGTCCAATCATAAAAAGTTGCACCTGCACCCAATGTAATTCTACCACCCGCACCTCCATTTACTGCAGTAATAGCATTTGCTTGTGAATTTGCGTATGCAACATAAGAATAAACTCCATTACCACCTGAGAATGATGACCTCCAAGCTCCTGTTACACCCGAACACGTAACTGCTCCATTTGTTACTACCAATGGTGCTAATGTAGTTGTAGTGGTCGTAGTTGTAGTTGTTGTTGTAGTAGTTGTAGTAGTAGTTGTTGTAGTTGTGCCAGAATATGAATAAAATTCACTTAATTTATCTGGTGCATCGAATTTTGTATCTCCCGTAGCTAATTTTGCTGCCGCAGAATATGCTCTCAACGAATTCGATGTAGAATTCAATTCAGTTTTTATTTGTGACATTTTAATTGCTCCAGATGCTTGTAGTGGCATTATTTATTTTTTAATTCGTCTACTTGTTTTTTCAATTCTTTAATTGCTTCAACTAATAATGGAACTATTTTTTCGTATTGGATTGTTAGATAATTTTCACCACTTTTTGATTCACCCGTTTTAGTATCCATATCAAATGGTGCTGGTTTTATAATTTGTGGTAATACTGATTGAACTTCTTGTGCCAAAAATCCAACCTCTTCGTTATCATTTTTATTAGCTAATTCCTTTGCAGTTTCATTCCAATTAAAATATACACCATTTATTTTTGATAATTTTTCTAATGGATTATCTATTATTCTAATATTATTTTTTAATCGTTTATCAGAAGTGTTTGCAGTTACATCACCTGTAAATGTACCGTCTCCTCCAACTTGTAACATAGCGGTAACACCGGCTCTATCCATAATTACATAGTTTGCCGAATCTCTACCAACTTGAATACCACCTGCAATAATTTCTACAAATGAATTAGCTTTAGCTATGGTCACACTTAACGCAGGTTGTCTATATGAATTACCAGTTAAACCACTACCATTATATTGTAATTTAAATCTTTGTTTTATTGTCCAAGTATTACCATTTCCGGTCATAGTTAATGATTTAGCTACACCATTTATAGCTGCCCAATTCGCAGTACTACCAAAAGTAACACCATCTTTATATTCACCAATGATGGTTTCGGTAATACCATTATCAACTACAATTTGTGACCAAACATCGATTGTAAACGCCGTTCCACTCATTACAACTGCCGAAACACCATTTGTTTCAGTCCAAGTTCCCGTAACATTATATGTTCCACCGGAAACAGTGGTTACTGTACCTAATGTTCTATCATATGTTCCTGCTGTATATCCACCTGCAGTATTATTTGAAGATAAACCACTAACAGTTGTAGGAGAACCAGCACTCAATGAGCTAAATGATGTATTTTGGTTAATTAATACTCTAGGTACTGCACTTGTATCCGAAATTGTTATGGATTTAGCGGTAGAGTTCAATGAAATTGCGTTTGGAACATATATTGAAGAAGAATCAATATACCAACCACCAATTCTACCACTAGCCGCTGTTACATCACCTGCAAATGAACCACCTGCTGCAACTAATGTTCCTGTAAAGTCACCACCTGCTGCAGATAAATTTCCACTAAAAGTACCACCTGCTGCAGATAAATTTCCACTAAAAGTACCACCACCATTTATGTTTAAAGTACTTCCATTCCAAGTTAATCCAGTACCTAATGAAAATATATTAGTAGAACCTGATGCAAAATAGAAAGGAGTATTTGTACTATTATATGTTCCTGTTCCTACATAAATTGCTTTATTTACACCATCCAATGTTATACCATTTTGTCCAACTTTTAATATGTTAGAAATATATCCGTTTTGGCCACCTATATTTGGAGAATAAATTGTTGTATTTCCAATAAATGAACCACTATATGCTCCATTAGCTAATGTTTGTAATAAAGCAGTTGATTGGTTGTATGTATTATTAGACGCACTTATTGCTTGATTTGTTGCAAATATCTGAGCTGCAGATGCTGATATTGATGCCGAAGCTGCAGCATTGGCCGAATATAATGAACTTGATACTACTGCATTTCCTGCAGCATTTGAACCCGATACTACTGCATTTCCTGCAGCATTTGAACCCGATACTACCGCTCTTTGTGAATATAGTAAAGCATTTACATCAGTTGCAGCATTACCACCCGTAACAGTTATTGAACCATTGACCGATAGATTGCCTGCACCATCAAATGTCAATTTATCTGCTAATGAAAATTTACCACTACTATCTAAATAAACATTTGTATTTGTATTATTATATGCTCCTGAATATTCAGTATCACCGGATGGTATTGCACCACCTATAAATATTTTTCTTGGTGTTTGTCTTGCATCTAAATAAATTGAATTTGGAGATTGTCCTACTTTAAATAATGTACTAAAATATCCCAACTGACCACCAATAACCGGAGCATAAATTATATTACCACTTATAAATGAACCACTATAATTACCATTAGCTAAACTTTGTACATATGTGAAAGATTGTGTTAATGAGTTATAAACACTTGTACTTATAGATGCACTTAATGCAGATTGTGATGATGAAACCGAACCACTTAGTGTATAAACAGAACTACTCGCATATCCAAATGAAGATGATAGAGACGAACTAATAGAACCTGTTAATAATTGAACTGATGTACTAACCGAACCACTTAAATTAAATACTGAACCACTAACTATTCCAACAGAACTACTAGCCGATGAACTATATACAGTCATTGTTCCACTAATAGAAGATGATACTCTATTTAAATCTGCTAATGATTGAGAAGTTGAAGAACTGATTAATAAGATAGTTTCACCTATGTTAGTATTTCCTCCATTAAATATAGCACTTTGTGTAACTGCTACTGGAACATAATTATTATTTACATCGTAAAATTCAAATTTAAAATTATAAGTTTCATTACCAATTACCGTTGGCATTGTAGTAACAAATGAAATTTCATCTGGAGAAAATGCAGTATCTTGTGATAATTTTAAACTAATATTTCCCAAATGCCACTCTCCTTGCGATTGTGAAAAATACAAACTTGCAGATGGATAGTCCGTATCTATTTTAAATGGAATAACTATATTTGATAAATTTTTAGTAGGTGCGGTACCATTTAATGTTGCAATACTACTACCTGTTAAGCCCGAAACTAAATAAATTCCTAAATTACTTGATATAGATGATGAATAAAATGCATCTAAATTTAATTCATAAGTATTTGTACTTTTTATATCTAAAGAAGATGTATATGTAAATAAACCACTACCATTTAGTGCAATACCACTTTCAATTCTACTTGATGTAAGATATACATTTAACGAACCAGTATTCCAAAAATTAGTTAATGTTTCTGATGTAAATATACCAGTATTTCCTATTACACTTCCACTTAAATTATATGAAGTTAATAATTCTTTTGCTTCAACTAAAATATCTTGTATCAACGAATAATCCGAAATATCACCTTCGGAAGTTCTAAATACTTTTACTCTTTTTACATCCCCAGCAAATGTTTCTAATTTTGAAAGTTTAATATTTGCAAATGATTGATTTATTCCTGAGTCTACTTTTGACCCACTTACTATTCTATAAATTGGTGCTAATATTTCAGTAATATTGGCAGTTGGTCTTTCATAAAATCTTATTTTAGTTGTATTAGCTAAAGAAGGATTTACATTTATAGTTTTTTGCCATTTAACATTATATTTTCCTTCCCAATCTAACGGAATTGGTGTAAGCATTCCATTTCCATCTTCGTATTGGTTTACTTCACCTAATATTGTAATAGTACATTCACCAAAACTAGTATCAGGATAAACATATACGGAAACCACTTTAGAAACACCTTCATAATATTCTGTTACAAATGGAACACCATTGAAAGATGATGAAATATAACCTTCACCTGGTTCATTATAAATTATTTTTCCATCTGATGATTTTATTTCAATTAAAATTTTTGTATCTGCAACCAATAAATCTGAACCTGCAATTAGAAATGCGTTTTTACCACCTGTAAAAGTATCAGGCAATTCTGTTATTTTAAAATATTTACTATTAGGGTCTGTATCATTTACTAATACAGAATATTTATCTAAGTTTTTAGCAAATAAAGTTTTTTGTATAACTGCCATTTAATCTTTTATATAAATATTGTCAAAAAAAGAATAATCACATATTTATCTAAAGAAAACTAATATATATTTTAACAAACTAAAGAAAACTAAATAAGTTATGAAATACGCAATGTTACAAATCAAAAAAGAAACCCATGAACTTCTCAAAGGGTATTGTGAAGAACATGGGTTTAAAATGGGCAGTCTAGTTGAAAATCTAATTAAGAAACACATTGGTGTCTCAAAACCACAATCTAGTGTGTTGAAGGCTGATAAGATAGTTGTTAGAAATCAATCTTACTAAACCCATTTACTTTTTTTATTTCTATCAATCCATCTACGATATCTCTCATTTGTTCTAAGTGGGATATTACCCATATAAAATCAAATTGGGTTTTTAAATATTGCATCATCATAAATAGGGATGATAAATTATCTGCGTCTAATGTTCCAAATCCTTCATCTACTACTAAGAAATTCGGTCGAGGTAAATTACATACATTAATAAGTGCAACTCTAATAGCAAGTCCACTAACGAACTTCTCCATACCACTACACATTTCTAATGGCCACTCTTGGTCTTCGTAAACAATTTTTGCATTTATTGATTTACCATCCATTTCCATTGTAACACCAAAGTCTACAACTTGTGCAAGAATGTTGTTTACTTCATTCTCAATAACAGGTAATGCTTTTGAAATCAATTCATATGGAATACCATCTCTTTTTACAGCATCTAAATAATAGGTGTATAATCGGTTTTTTTCCTCTAAGTCCTTAACCTCATTCATCTTTTGTTTGATGTTGTTTATATAAGTCTGTAATGATGATATAGAACCATTTGTAGTTGCTATTTGTTTAGTAATATCTCTAATGTCCGACTCAATTTTCTTTTTTTCTACTTCTAATTCTTTGATTTGATTTTCTAACTCTTTATTACTTTGAATTGTTTCTTCATTTTCAAAATATTTTTCAATATCTTCTTCTACTTTGTCTAATTGAGTTTGTAATAATTCTTCCTTTGTTTCCAAACCCTTCAATTCTGCTTCTGCAATTTTTAAGATACCTTTGGATTGTCCAAGTTTTATTTTTAAGTCAGTCAATTCATTATATTGTTCCTCAACCCCTTCCATTGTATCTAATGTTTGTTGAATACCGGTACAATCAACCAATGCATCTTTAAGTATTTCTTTCAGTTGAGGTAATAATTCTTTTACTCTCATTGCATCTTTTACAAAAGTATTATCACAACAAAACTTACAATTGGGGTCGTATTTATGATTATCTAAATTTTTAATTGTTTCTTCTGCAGAACTTACATGTAATTTTGCAATACCATAAACTCTTGTTGCTTCAGTTAATTCCTTTTGTTCTCTTTGATAATTTGAATAAGCCGTTTCAATATCAATAGTTCCACCAAATGATTTTTTATCTTCTATTGATTGTGAAATTTCTTCAATTTTTCCTTCTAATATTTTAATGAATGTTTCTTTTGTCCCAATTAAAGTTGTATTGGTTTGGATATCTTCGGCCAAACCCTCTCTTTTTTCTTCTAAAGTAGGTAAGTCTAAATTACCATCAATAGGAGTAAGGTTTCTACTTAAATCCAATATAACACTATCCAAACCATCCTTATCAGCATTTAATCTAGCTAATTCTTTATCCAATTCTTTTAACTCACCTTTCTTTTCTTTTAAGTCATTTGCTTTATCTGCAAGTTCAGTAGTAAAGTCATTTTTCTTAAAGTTTTTAATCAATACTGAAACTTCTTTGATATCTTCAATTCCTGTTTCATATAATTTGTCAAAAACATTCAATCCCATAAATTGAGCAAGTAAATCTTTTCTCTCACTTTGTGATTTATCAATGAATATAGAGTTATTACCTTGTAACGATAATGCAGTCAATACGAAATCTTCATACTTACCAACATATTGTTCAATTACGGCATTTGTATCTCTCCTTTCAGTTCCGTTCAAAGAAGTTTTGTCATCACCATCTTGTCTATAAAACTGAACATCAACTTTAACATTCTTTCCTTTGTTTATAGTTTTTGCAGTTCTTTCAATATGATAATCTATACCTTCAATTTGAAAATGTAAATGACAACTAAAATCTTGCTTTCTATTGTTTAATATATTTTGTGCTTTGAATGCTCTACTACTCTTATCATAAAGACAGAATGAAATAGCGTCAAAGATAGATGACTTACCTTGTGCATTTGGTGCAAACAATCCCATCAATCCGTTTAACTTGCTAAAATCAATCTTATTGTCCTCACCATAACTAAACATATTAGAAAACTCAAATCTAATCGGTTTCCAATAAATGTTTCTTAAAGTTTCCTCATGTGTAATTCTACTATTGACATCTCTATTTATCTTTTCTAATTCACCTAAGTCTTTTGCATCCACAAAGGGCATCATTCTTTCCACATACTCATTTATTAAAGAGTTTTGGTAGTTTATATCTGCAATATTTTCAAAGTCTAATTTATTACCTCTATCTCCTGTTTTCTTTTTTGATAATGAATCCGTTCTAATAATTGTAAAGTCATCAACACCATATTTCATTTTGATTTCTGCAATTACCTTTTTGGTGTCCGCAGTATCGGTATTTGATAATCTTACTCTTAAACGAGGATGTTTTGGCATATCGTTTACAAATGGAACTTTACCATTGTCAATATCCATAGTATAATAACCATAATCATTTTGAATATCAATTTCCTCATAGGTCATTGTGTCTAAATCCCATGCTAAAAAACCATGTCTATCTAATGTCTCACCAAAGTTTTGTTGTAATAAAGAACCAGCATAAACCACCTTACATCCCTTTGGACTTATCATTTCTTGACGCTTATGAATATCACCTAATAAGGCTAAATCAAAACCATCAAATATATCCGTTGTAAAATGTCTACTACTTACTACATAACCAATATCGGTTTGAGAATTATCAACAGGTCCGTGGAATAAAGCAATCTTTTTATTACCAAATAGTTTATCAGCAGTAATCCAATTGTCTTTGTTATCTAAAATTGAAAATACTGAGAAATCAATACCACCAATAGAAAATACTTGTGTATCTCTTAAATAATAAAAGTTTTCTAATTCTAAAGCATCAACCAATGGAGTAAGAACATCCATTCTATCCATATTGTTCATATTACAATCGTGATTTCCAGTAATAAGAATTGTAGGACAAGTTTTAGCACACTCTTTGAATAACCAACTTATTTCGTTGACTAATTCTGGTGACATTTCTAATTTAGCGTGGGCAATATCACCTGCTAAATAAATAATTGCATCATCAGTTCCTCTTTTACGAATTTCTTCAAACATCTTCGTAAAAACTTCTCTGTACTCTTTGTGTCTTTTTACATTACGGATGTGTACATCGGCAATGTGGTAAATTGTTTTTAATTTACTACTCATAGTGAGTTTATTTTGTTTAATAATAATTCTTCGGGAGAAAACTCTTTAGTTTTCTTTAGTTCTTCGTAGAATTTTTCATACCCCATATCTGCGGCATCTTTGTCTTTAAGATACATCATTTTTACATGAATACCTTGTTTTCTAAAATATTCGGCAGCTTTAAGTGCCTCATTAATTGCATCGTTGTCTAATGAAATAATAATATCGGTAATTCCACTCATAAAGATTTTTTCAACCAATATTCTGGATGGAAACTTACCTAATAACGGAATTGCATTTCTTTTAATTGTGATTGCGTCAAATACACCCTCACAAAGTATAATCGGTTCGTTCCAATTTACTTGGGAGTCAAAACATATTACATTTTTACTGATTGGAGGATTTTTGTATTTCATTTTGTTCTCCGGATAATACGAACGAGAAACAAAGTAATTTAATGTACCATCGGAATTGTATGATGGTATAATTACTCGTTGTCCATATAATCCTTCTTTACAATATCCTATGTTATATTTGATTATATCTTTAATACCTATTCCTCTTTGAGTAAGGTAATGTATTGCGTGTTTATATTCTGGATTAAACCCGTTAGGAACCTCACTAAGACTGATAAATTCTTTTGGTAGGGAAATGAACACCTTTGTATCGGCATCCTCTAAAAGTGGGTTATAATTGCTATCTCCGTATATCTCTCTAATAACTGAAATAACCTTTCTATCAACATCTAACTTTTTTAATAATGAGGTCAATTTCTTACCACCACTATTGCAAGTCCAACAATGCCATTTTTGGGTTTCCGTATTAACTTGTAATTTTTGTTTATGATGATTGCAGAAAGGACAGTAAAAAGCTAACTCATTTCCTTTCAGATTGAGATAACTACCTAAAATACCAGTAAGGGTAGATACGACTATATTCTTATCATTTTGCTTCAACACGACTTAAATATACGACAAATATTTGATATTTCCAAATATTTTAAGGTCTATTTTCCTCTAAAAACCAGTCAATTGGGATGATTTTGTCTGCATACTTATATCCATTCTTTTCACACCAATCCCCATAGGTCGTTTTAGACTTTTTGCTGATTTTGTTCTTTGAATTAGAAAATACAAAACGAATGTCTAAATGTGGGTTGTGTTCTTTAACCAATAGATGTTTTTTCCTATCAGCTGCCACAAACCTACCTTTTGTCTCTATTCTAATACCATTAGGTAGTTTAAAATCAGGATGATAGTGGTGAGTGGATGCAGGAATTATGTATGGAACTTTTTCAGTTTCATATTCTACTTTAATTCCATAAGATTCTATTTGTTGAGAAATGGTTTCTTCTAAACCAGACTTAAATCCATATTTTTGTGCAACCCATTTTGGATTGTTCTTTTTTGTAACTTTTTTAGCCATTAAATTGTTTTAATTATTTATTCACATCAGTTATCTGTGAATAGTTGTCTTTGTCAGAACCAGCTGCTTTTGGTAAATTTCCTACGGCGTATCTTGTAACGCCTAATTTACTTTCTAATGTAGCTACTGCTTTTTCGTCAAAAGCTTTTGTTCCTGTTTCATCTATACCAATAGAATATGGTGTTTCATCATTTCCTGGACCAATTTTATCTGTCCCTAAAATTTTTGATTGTCCGTTATATAATTCTAAAATACTTGCCATTGTTTTTTGTTTTTGTATATAAATATAAGATTATGTATCAAATCGTACAATAAAGTTTACAGTTAGGTCATGTTCCGATTTTATTGGTTGTGGTAATTTTGCTACTGCTACTAATTGACAATCATCATCATATAAACCAATTGTTGTAATCATAGGTGTTAAAAAAGAACCCGTTGAATCCACCGAACTACTCATTTCCCAATGTTCAAAACCCGCTAATGTATTACCAACTGAACCACTATATCTATAATCTAATATATTACCATTATTTAATGTTGTAAGTTTACGAATATAACTTACACCTGGATTTGTTACTACATTTGTGGTTATATTATTTGTGTCCGTATGTGTTTCTGTTACTCTACCAACATTTATAATTGCAGAAGGATTAGTTGAAACATTAAATTCATCTTGTTCTGCTATAAGTAAATATTCGTGTTCGTATATAGTTTTTGTTGATTTAAAAGACAAATTCCAATCTGCGGAAAGAATTAAATTTAAATTTCTTGTAAAAACTAATAAACCTTGATTATAAAATACATTACCAATTGTAAGACTTGGTAAAAAAGATGAATTTTTTACATAAATTGTGCCACTTTCAACATCCATAGAAGTAATATCTGCTGTTTGTATTTGTCCATCTATTTTTACTTCGATTTTACCATTTTGAATATCTACAAACCAAGCTTCTGATAGTGTATCTATGGAAGAAGTATATATGTGGCCCGTTGATGTAAAATAAAATAAACTGCCTGATAAATCTAATGTTGTAAAATCTATTTCACTTAAGCCTGTTTGACTGACTAAATTACCATACTTATCATCAATGTATGGGTCAATATTATTATCCAAAAAATAAACAGACCCTTTTTTGATTCCTTCACCAACATATATTTGTGGAATAGAAATTACTTTAGCGGTATCACTTAAATATCTTTCTTTTCCTGCAGATGTATTATCATATACATTTGTTTTTTCACCCAATCTTGTAAATGGATTATCCTCTTGCCCATTATAAAATTGAGAACGCAATTGTCCATATATAGAGTTTTTTGGAAATTGGCCGGATAAGTCTGTTGAAATTTTATCTGCTTCTAATAAATCAATTTGTGTAGAACCACTAGAGAAACTCCATTCTTTGTAGGCTTTGAATGGCCTAATACTAATATCTGACTTTGGTATTCTTTTTAACATATCGTATATAAATATCTCAAAACTAAAAACCCACCAAATTAAGGTGGGTTATAGTTGTTATTTTATTCTCCGATTAAAAATCTAATTTAACTCTTATTGCAATTTCCTTATCAAATGATTTTTCAACTGGTGTAGAAGTTTTTGCAACCGCTATCAACTCATTTGAATCATCATATAAACCAATCGTTGTAATATAAACATGTGGGTCATTTTCAAATAATGTTTGAGTAAATTGACCTACTGAACCTGTTACAAATGAAGGGTTATTTGAGAAGTTAAATTCTCTATTGTTTGCTCTTACAAAATAATGAGATGTAGAAACATTTTCAGTTCTTCTTGCTACAAAACCATCATTTGTCAAAGGGGTAACACCACCTCTATTCATTGTATCGATTAAAGCTTTAGAACCTGTTAAGTTTTGATACACACCAGGTACCGAAGAACTTGCTGCAGCTAATTCGTAACCAACTGAAGCGGAAAGTGCTGATGGGTTTAATAATAAAACACCCATATCAGGATAAAATAATCCAAACCCCTGTCCGTTAGATGCTAATGCCGAATTTATTGATGCACTATTTGATGTTCCAATATTCAATGAACCACTAACTAAATTATAAACTCTTCCTGCAGTAGTTACAGTTTCACCCGTTCCACCACTATCATCGATTAAAGTTACTAAACCACGAGAACCAGAAAGTGTTAATGAAATATTTCCTGGGTCTAATCTTTCTTTGTAATTTGCTCTATTGATATTAATTGCGTAAAAATTATCCATATCTCCATATACCGATGTTGAACCAGAGTATATTTGAAATACATTTACTCCTGGGTCTAATAATACATTTGCCATTTGGTAGTAAACTGCAGTAGTTGAAAGTAATGAACTTTGGTCTTGTCCTAATGTGGGTGCACCAAATCCATTATAATCACCATATGCTACTGAAAATTGAACATTTGCAGATGTTGATGAAGTAGGTAAGTTATATACATTGATATAATATTTTCCCGAATTATCATTAACTTGCGCAGATGAAGTATAGAATGCGTATAAAGAACCAGTATCACCACTCCATATTCCAGAAGTTACAATTTGTGTTCTATTTACAACCGTATCTAATGCTCCAAATTTTTTATAAATACCATTAGAAATAGTAGTTATATCTGCACTAATTTGTTCACCTTGTCCTAAGAATTGGTTTACTATGCTTACTAATTGATTAGTATCGATTGGAGTTCCTGCGGTGTTTGCTGCACCTGCTAAGTATTGTGATAAATTACTTGCTAAAAGGGCCCCTCTATTGTCTCTTATTAATGCCATGTTATTTTATTATTGAGCTTGAATGTAAGTTACTGTTACTGGAATTGTTTGTGACCCACCCGTTTCATTACCATAAACTGTAATTGTAGTTTTGATAGTTGATGTTAAAGATGGGTTAGGAATAAATTTAAAAGTTAATCCTTTAGCAATTATTGCTGTTGCAGATGCGTTGTCACCAATAAATACTGGAATTGTACCTGTATTTGATGTTACTCCTTCACCAACAATATCACCTGCCAATTTGTTTGATAATACTACTGTATAACCCAATGTTCTATTACCTGCTGGAGATGTAGTTGGAGATAAAGCAACTTCACCACTTTTTTGATTAACTGAAATAGTAGGAACTCCAAACTCAACAATAGGAATTCTAACTGTATTTTTTGGAAGAGTTACTAATTTAAATTTCATTACTTGAGTTTCATCAGGATTAGCTTCTAAAATTGGCATGCTTTTAATTGCCGAATCATAATAAGCAGAACCCAATGGGTGTGCTGGTTGATATAATTGGTAATCGATTTCATCATCTGCTAACGCAAATTGAGTAATGTTTAGTCCTTGTCCTGCAGCTAACTTCTCTCTACCCTTTTTAGTAAGAATAGCATCTACTGTTAATTGTGTGTTACTTAAATATCCCATAGTGTTGTATTATCGTTTGATATAAATATAATTATTTTTTAATTTTGTTATTCTACTAATAAAATTGGTTCATTTGTACTTCTACCTGTTTTATTTACAGTTAATGTATTTGGATTAGATACAAATGTTTCAACTGGAGACGCACCATCAATTGTATTCCAAACTTTATTACCATTTTTGTCTAAAAAATATTCATATTTTGCACCTAAATAATATGAATTTTTTAATCCAGTTGTTAAATCGGATACATTTCTATAATGCGTTGGTAAATATCCATCAACAGGCTGCACTAAAACTATATTACCACTTGCAGTAGGTGCCGTTGAACCACTAAATGGTTGAATATTTAAACTAGTTTCATAGTAAGTTTGAATTGCAGTTATATATTCACCCCTCATATCTGCTAAACCATTTGGTAGTATAGATATTGGTTTTAAATATGTTCTAGTTTTTGCAGTAGTTATTAAATTTGCTTTAATTCTTTCTTTTACAGTTCTTCCATCTTTATTTATATATGTTCGAATTGCAGAACCACTTTCTGCATATAATCCAAATCCAATATCTTCGTATGGTGATTGTCCTATTAACTGATTACTATTTATTATATCAATTTCCGTTTGTATTGTTGGATTTTGTAAATTTGCATCAATTAAAACATCTTTTTGATAATCTTCAGCTATTAAAATTGTTGTATCGTTTTGTATTATTCTTGTGTCAAATTGTTCATTTTCTGCAATAATTTTTGAATTAAGATTTGCATCTATTAAACTTTCAAATTGTTCGTTTTCTCCAATAATATTTGAATTAAGATTTGCATCTATTAAACTTTCAAATTGTTCGTTTTCAAATTGTAATATGGTAGTATCACTATAATGAATATCGGTTTCTAATTGTTCATTTTCACCGATTGGTTTTTTATGTGGAACTTTACTTCTTTCTAAAAAATGCGGTTCAATCAATAATCCAACAGTTGCTTTAACTCTTGCTGGTAACATCTTTTTAATATCTTCAAACATAGATTTCTCATATAGTTTGATTAAATTAATGTATGCATAAATGTCTCTATTATCAAATCTTTGGAAATAATAATTTCTTAAACTATCTAATTCCGAATAGTTTGGTTTATAATCATCTGATGGGTCTCCAATATAATTATCAATGTTTAAACCACCAAATGATTTAGCAATATCAATATTTAATTCTTTTGTAGGTGAGAAAAATAATCCCACTCTATTTGAATCGGTTGGTGATTGGTCAAATGCTTTATTAGTTGCTCTTTGTTTTGATGATAAATCGGATGTCAATGTTTGTGTTTCAAATCTAACTTTATTAGTTGAATATCTACTTGCACCACCATCTGGATAATCCATTACAATTGTTCTATCTATTACCTCAAATTGATATGGATATGATAAAGATGATATAAATCCACTTGCAGATGCATATAATAGCGGCGTTGTGTTTACAGAATATAATGAAGCGGTTGTTCCATTTTCATAATGATTTCTTGTCAATCCATTTTCAAAATATATGTTAGTATCAACATTTATAAAAGAAGCCGATGGATATAAATTTTTAGGATATTCAAAATCCAAACGGAAATATAAATCAGCAGTAGATGCCGAAATACTATTACCATTTATCATTTCAGGAAAAGAAACATGGTTAAAAAATATCTGTGTATCCAATGGTTCACTCCATAATCTAAATTCATCTACACTACCAATATAGTTTCCACCTAATTTTATTTTAGAACCATTATTCCAACTATTTGGTACAGATGCGGATATAGATTGTTGAAATGTTGTTCTTTCTTTATCCGATTGTCTAATATCTAATTTTAAACCGGTAGAACCACTACTTACCGATAAACCAAAGAACTTATCATTGAATATTGGCAATAAAGATGATTCTATTGAACTACTTACTGAACTACTATAATTGAATATTACTTTACCATATTGACTATTTGAAGAACCACTTAACATTACATTCCATCCGTTTCCAGATATTATAGTTGACCCCGAAATATTAGTTGGTTTTAAAAACATTTCAATTGTGTTTGGAACTCTACCTTTATCCGTATTTTTCCAATCCATTTCTAAATAAGAACCACTATTCATCACCAAAGCAGTAGTTAGATTATCCATTACCAATTTACTCTTTGGTGCATCATTATCTATTTCTGGTCCACCAAACTCTAAAATTGAAAGATTAGATGAAGGAATACCATAACAACTCATTATTGCGTATATACCCCTTCTAGTTCCTTTGTGTTTTAATAAGTAAGGTAGGTTATTTATAATTCTTCTCCAAACTTCATAGGTTCTTTGTTTTGCAGGATTGGTTTTTATTAAATTGCCATTTGCATCATATGACTTATATTGTTGGTTACCATCTGAATTTAAACCAAATGCATATTCCCAAAGTTTAGAATCGGTAGCCAAATTTTTTGCATCCCAATTCATAGATTTTAATGCATTGAATAATAATTTATCGGATATGCCATTTGTTTGTTGATATCCCATTCCTCTTGTCTTTTCAATTGCTTTGGTATGATAGTATATGTTATCAAAATGTTGCCCTACCATTGTAAAGAAAAGTAATAAATTATCATTATTAGTATCGTTTACAATATATTGTGGAATATTGTTTAATATATAATTTGGGTTTTCTAAATCATATAGGTCTGCCTCCGATGCTAAATTATTTAAAACAATTGAACTTGTTATATCGTTGTCTCTTAAATATTTTTCAAATCCATCAAATGATTGAATAATTTGATTTTTCTTTATTGTTTGTCTTTCTACATCTTGCTGAGATGATAAAGAATTTACCCAAGATGCTGTTTGTGCATTTTGAATAGCCGTATCGTATAATTCAATTAATTTATTTTTATAATCAAAATTTAGTACTCTTTCTTTTGCAGAACTAAAATGAACAAAATTATTCCAAACATATGTTGAGCCACTCTTATATTGTATGTTTAAATCATTTGTATTAACTACCGATGAACTTATATATGTTGATATTAAATTTAATGAACTTGTAGTTTCTGTTGAAAAAATTAAATCATCTAATGATTCAAAGTTAGTAGATTGTCCTTTTACATAATCAACATCAATATTAAAATTAGGCCCTTTGATTGGAGGACACTTTAAATCAGATTGGTCATTTAATACAATTGTTTCAATTAATGGATTAGTCATTAATTTTGTAATCCATAAAGTTGAATTATTTGTTACATTTGCTGGTAATGGTGAATATAATTTTAATATTGTAGAACTTACGACATCATCTGGTTTTACTAATTCATTTCCTAATTCATCTTTTGATTTTTTTGATAATGTCCAATCATCAACTTCCCATGAAGAAATTAGTATTTGTTCATCATTTCCAAAATTAGCAAGATGTGTTAAATATTTACTTTCTTTTTCTGGTTCAATAATTGCTAATTTATTTATAAAAGCATCAAATATTGATTTTTTAATTAAATCTTCGTTTAAAAATACTTTTGGTAATAATAATTCCGTTTTAATTTCATAATCATTTCCTTCCAACGATTGTTCACCACTATTATTTGTAGGTTTTAATTTTAATATAACACCAATTGAGGGTGCCCAATTTTGGATTGTATCTTTTAATGTTTTTAAATTAATAGAAAATGAACCATTGGGTGTTATAGAAGATAATATTTTTTGAAAAGTATTATCACTTAATTTTAAATAAACATCTATACTACTTGCTGCAGCTGATGTATATTTAACATCATATTTAATATTGTAATCAGAAAACGATGGTATTGATAATGTAGTTGGATAAATAATTTCTGTTATTGATGGAAAATCATTTACCGAAGAGAATGTTATTATATTTTCTACTCTATTACCTGTTCCATATGCATTACTAACTGGAACTAAATATATTTTATTACTACCATATATTCCACCAAAATCTTTTTGAAAAAATAAATTAACATATCCCTGTGCTGCAGAAACTCTAATAGTTTTTGTATTTGATACATATACATCTACAAAATCCGAATCCGTTGTAGTAAATGTAATATTTATTGTTTTTTCTATATCAGAATCTTTAACACTAACATTATATTGTGTTGTAAGTTGTGTAATTTTTGGTGTATTTACTTTTATAACTTTTTCTAAAATTGCAGCAACTGCTATGCCACCACTTGATAATTCTTTTGTAGATATACCAAATGCTTTATTAACAACATTCCATTTTGAATAGTCTGTTGGGTATAAATCCGATATTGTTTTACTTGCATAATAAATTGCAGTATACCCAAACCCATCAGGCAAATTACCAACTATATTAAAATTTACAGAACCATTATCAACAATTGTTTTAGTAATTGTTTTGTTGTCAGTATTACCATCTAATAATAAAACACTACCAGATTGCATTAAATCATTTGTGGCATTTACTATCTGATATTCTAAATTTAGAACATTTGCCAATTCGTTTTTAAAATTGGAAGTAAATGCAATCTCATAATTTATTAAAGTAGTATCTGCCATAATTTTTTATTTATCTATATTCTTTATCTTGTAATCCATTATCAACTTGTACATTATTAAAATCACCAGGCATAGTTGGATTGTATGTATGTCCACCACCACCACCACTTCCACCTGCGCCACCACCATTTGGTGGTGGTGGTGTAATGTACCCACAAGTTAAAGAATTTGTTTCAATTAATTCATTATATGTACCACCATTTCCATCTGCATAAGTACCATATTGGTCATATCCATTACAATAAGTAGAAATTAATGTGCCTTTTTTTGAGTAAGACGGTTCTACAAATGAACTTGTTACATCATTAAATATTGCAATTGTTCCATCTGGAGAATAAACATTTTTTTTAATTTCAATATTTGTATCAAATGAATTTAAATTATTTTGTATTTGCTTTTGCAATTCTATTATTGAAAATTCCTTTGGTAATTCATCTATATTTATATCTCTTCTTTTTAGTGATTGTAAATTTATATTAATTGCACTATTTAAAATATTTTGTATTTCGGTGGTTATTGTATTAAAATCATATACCTCATAATCATCGAATCTATTAAATGACGCTGCTCCAAAATTGGATTCTTCTAAATTGTAATATTTGTTTGTTAAATAATATGTAACCGATTGTTTAAAATCATTAAATATTTTATTTTTTATAACATCAAAATTATTTAAACCAAAATCTGTTTTAAGCGTTATAAAAAAATCATTACCAAATTTATTTACCAATTCATCGTCAATTTTTGATAAAAAATTATTTTCAAAAGAATTTAAAGAATCTAATATTGTATTTTTATAGATAAAAAAATCTTTATTTAAATTTTGTAGATTTTGAAATTGATTATTGTTTATTATATTTACACTATTATCTTTTGTTTTTAATGGAAGAATTCTGATTTCTTGTCTAGATGGTGAAATTTCTTGTATCCAAACTCTTGTTGATTCGTTTTCTGTTCCAACTTTATTTCTTACAAAATTTATATTAACTTTAAGAATCCCATTAGTAAATCCCAAATCACTTAGAAGTTTTTCAATATCAATAGCAAATTCTTTAATACCACTTACATTTGTGATATTATACAAATAAGTTTGTATATCGTTTGTTTTGATGTAAGCAACATTATTTCCAGATTGTTGTGGTAATAGGTTATTATTTATGTCATAAACCGATACTTCCATAACATCATGTTTTGACATGCCAAATTCTGTTTCTTCGATTTCATTTTTTGAAATAATAAATAAATCATTAGATTCAATAAAATGACCAACATTTTCAGTATTTGAATTTATGTTTGTAAAATTTGTATATTTTTTAATACTCATAATTTATATTTTACCAACTAGGATATGAATCTGGGTGTTGAACATTACAAGTTGCTATATATGTTTTTTCATCACTAGTTCCATCTGCTCTTATTATTTTAATTGTTAAAAATCCATCTTTACTTGTACTATGCGCACGGGCACCATATGCAATAAATCCTTTTTTTAATTGTAATTTTTCGGTTTGTGATGGACTTATTGTAATTTTTGGTTTTCCAACAATTAAAAATTCATCTTTTGTATCGGTTGTTCCACCTGCAACTATTTCAACACTTATGGGGTCTCTATCACTATTTGTTATTGATATATATTCTCCGTATTTAAATTGGTACTCATTACCATGTGCGGATGTTGCATTACTCATTGCAAAATATATTGGATTTTTTCCACCTTCTGCTTTTTGATTAAACGAAACCAATCCAACTTTATTAATTACTTCTGCACCCAAAGCTGCTGCCGAATCTTTAATTGATTGTACTATTGTAGATTGGTTTTGTACTGCACCCAATTGTGATTGTAAACCATCTATAATTGCATTTAATGAGTCAATTTGTTTTATTAATGCTTCAATTTGTGCAAAGTATCCTGCATTTTGTGATTGTAGTGATGCTCTTAAAATACTTTCGTCTACTGATTTTTGTAATGATACCGATATTTGTGCTGCAAAATCATTTATTGTACTGGTTAAAGTGTCTATTTGATTCGCCAATACATCGTTAGTTTGTTCAATTGTCAATCTATTATTTATCTCAGTTTGAACTTGTGATTGTAATGATACAATTGTTGTATTTAATGTTTCAACTTTTGATGTTAAATCAGTTACTTGTTTTCTTAAATCTAATGATGTAGATAATTCTGTATTATATAGTGGTCTTGGAACTAAATCTAAATTTGAAGATGGTATGTTTGGTAGTAATTCTTTTACATTAACATCAATTGCTTTTAATAATTCTTCATTATCTAATTTTGTTTTATTCAATGATTTAAATAATAAAGAAGATGCAATATTTGAATCGTCTACAACTGTTATGTTATATTCATTTTTTGTAATAGCAGCTGACCCTGATGTACTTAAAATGGTATTTAAGTCAGTTTGTCTTTGCTGTTGTAATTTTTCAGCAATTGATTCTAAAGCGGTTAGTGCCATTATTAATCTATTATTTGAAATGTTAATTTATCGTCTATTAAAGTCGATATACCATTTTCAATTATTTTAATTTTAATTTTATAAGTTCTATTTACAGGCAATGAATTCAAATCCATTACAAAATAATTTGATGTATTATCACAACTTATTTTTGTATAATCACCAAATGGAAATATAATATCACCGGTTATATAGTCTTCTAATTGGTAATATGATTCAATCGGAATGTATTTATTTTGGTCATATGCAAACGAAGTGGTAGTAAATGATTTTGTTGGGTACATATCTCTACCCTTTAATCTAATTTGTATTTTAGAATCTTTTTGATATTCATTTTTTAAATTAGTCAATACTACTTTGTATCCATCTTCAGCTGAACCCGTTACCATTGATAAACTGGATGAAAATATATAATCATTCCAAACCAATTCTAATTTAGGTTGATATATTGTTCCTGTTTCTTTTGAAAAGAATTTAAGTACACCATAATCGTTTGAATCAGCTGAGGCTGATGTGTGGTGGTGTAATATAAATCCATTATTAGATAAACTACTACTAACCCATAAATTTAAAATATTTGTAACATCCATTCTAACATCATCCGTTTCATTACTAAACGATTGTGACGACATAGATGCGGTATACCATGTACCTCCACCACCATTTGATATAGAACCCGTATCAGAACCACTTACATATGAATCTGGTATTACTGTATAATTCATCCATTTATCTGTTCCGTTTTTATAATACCAACTTACGCCATCGGAAGATATATTATCAAATTTAGTTCCGGTTCCCATTGTCCAACTTTGAGAAACCGCATTTGCGTAAATAGTATACTCCAAAGGAATTTCGGAAGAGTTTGCTGCTTTAAGATTAATAAAGGCTTCCCAACTTCCATTAATGTCTCCATTAGAAATTGAAGATGAAATAGATGTTATGTCAAATTTAATTAAAGTTCTAGCTATATCCATAGTAGAACCATAATAAAGTTTACCTATTTCTAATATTTCGTCTCTGCCTGCATTTTGTTCAGGTTGTTGTAAGTAAATACTTGCATCGTATGATGATGTGTAAAATTTATGCATTATAGTGCCCTCCCTTTTATGTCTTTGTTAGGATATTTAACTTCGAATACGCAAGGGTCTAAAGAAGGATAAACTATCTTTCCTTGTGTTGCTTGTTCAATGTTATACCTATTTGTTGAATAATTACCATCTCCACCACATAAATTTGAAATCTTTACCGATGGTACACTCATAACTCCTTCTACATTTGCTAAAATCAATTCAATTTCGGAAATATTAATTGGTTTATTAAATGTCCAATTATCAATATTAAAATAATCTTGTAAAATAGTTAAGCAATTTGTAACCACTTCTCTTTTATTAAAATTAGAATAAACTATAATTTCAAAATCAACTCCAATATTTACAATAAATCCATCCATTAAATTTATACCATCCGTAATCATTCTATATTCACTTATATATGTCTTTAGGTTTTGTTTAACTGCGTCGTTTATATTTGTTAAATTTTTGTTGACATCATATCCTAAAATGTACATATTAATTGCAAATGGATTATTTACTTCTGATATATTAGTTTTCTTTTGAATAAGATATTTAATCAATTCTTTTTGAACTGCAGCCTGATTCATACCCTGCAAACTCATAACTAAATTTGTAAATTCGGTAATATTTTTTGGATTTGCAAGAATAGATGCGGGTGAATTATTATCAATTTCTCCATCCTGTGAAACATATACTTTTGCAACACTACCATATTTTTCTGGCATAGATAATGCTCTTACAATATAATCTTGTTTTGTTACTGCTCTATTTTGAGAACCAAATACACCCAATGCGTTTTGTCTAATTTCTTCTATTGATTCACTACCTCTACCACCTGTTGCAGCTTCTAAATTTTCCACTGCAATAGTGTTTTTATATTGTTGGTAGTTGTTTAATTGTGTTGAATCTATTGACAACAAATCTTCATTAAATTCTATTTTAGATATTGTTGTTAAATCTTTTACATTTACATTTGATTCAATTCCACCACCGACTAAATATTTAATTGTCAATGATTCATTTGCTGTTGGTGATATTCCAAATGTGTTTGTTTTTAAAAAATTTGATGGGTCAATTCCTTGATTTAATCTTTGAATTGAATTTGCCATACCCATTCCGACATTTTTTGTATTTGGTATTAAAGTCTCATTACCACTATTTGCACTACCTGGCCCAAATTGAATATCAATAGTATTATCTGAATTTACTTTAGAAGAAAATCGTCTAGGTACCGTTTGTACTTCCAAAATATATGGTACCGAACTTTGAGATACATATAAATCGCTATTAACTTGTGTATTTGGTGTTTCTACAAATATAGTTTCTTGTGCCAAATATGGAACTTCATAGTATTTGTTATTATTAGTATCATTTAAAGATGTTATCTCTATTATATTCGAATCATTCAATGTTATAGTAGGATAATCGGTTGATGTACCAATTGATTTTGTAGTTGTTATTTCTTTAGCTGATATTGCTTTTACTTTTTTAGTAATTAGGTATTGATTTGGCTCTCCTGTATTTTCGTATCTATTGAATACATCAATTTCTCTGTCTGTTGAATTTGAAAAATCCACTACATCAATAGTTCTAAATACTACATTTGAATTTGATGTAGATGTTACCTCCATACCATCTTTTATTCTAAAATAGTATGATGCATCTGGTACATTATTAGAACCACTACCAATAGAAGGTACTAACTGATAAACAGTAAGAGTTGTAACTGCTGGTGTTGTTACTTTTGGTTTATATCCCATTGATTGTGCTAATGCTACTACATTTTTTCTTTCCGTAGCATTTGCCAACATTGATTCTTTTAATTGAGTGTCTTGATAAAATGCAAGCATGTCTCCAATGGCAGCTGCTTGCTCAATGAATACCATTCCTGGTGATGCTTCATTAAAATCGGCATATGTATTTGGAAAATATGTTTTAGTATAATCAATTAGATTTTGTTTTAAACTATCAAAATCTTTTCCTACATAATTTATATTTTTAGTATCACCCCAACTTTTATTTGTAGATTTAATCGCCATTTGGTTTTAGTTATTTATAGTTACACTTAATAATTCAGTTAATGTTGTATTTGATTTTAAAGAAAACTTAACATCAACACTAATTTTATTAGTATCTATATCAGCTTCATTATAATCAAATATAATTTGTTCAATATTCAAATATGGTAACCAAGTTCCAACTGCATCTAATATAGACGATTCTATTTTAGTACCAATTGTTTCTTCATTTATTTGTTCAAATAATAATCCCCAAATGTCACATCCAAAATTTGGATTCATCAATCTTTCACCTTTTTTAGTTAAAATTAAATTTTTTAAATTATCTTTTGCTTGAGTTAGTGTTGTATAATTAACTGCAAAAATTCCATTAGAATCGGAAGTTCTATTTATTCCAATACCAAGTACTTTGTAATCATTTTCCGTTAAATCGGTTACATTAAATTTGCCTAACTCTATTGCCATTATTTAAATCTCTTTACTAATTCTGAATAATCTCTTGTTAATGCCTTTACAGTTGCATCAGCTAATGGGTCACCACTTGCTTCCAATTGTTGTGGAATATTTTGTGGGATTCCTGATTCTCTAAAATCCATCGTATTCCAATCTTCATCCATTTGCATTGTTGGTTGTATCATATCCAATACACTTCCACCGGCACCTGGCATACCACCCTCTGCTCTTTGTTGTGCAGTAAATGGTTGAGTTTGGTTTAGTACCTCATTCAACATTGGGTTATTTGTAAATACTTTTTGTGGTTGTTTTGGTACCTGTGTTATTTTTTTAATTGGTATTGCATACTCAGGAACTTCAGTCATTTCTTTTAATGACATTGTTGTTTTCTTTTGTGAGTTTAATGTAACTACACCAGATTTGATAAGTCTAGTTAATTCTTCTTTAACTTGTTGTTTAACTTCGTTTTTAACAACTTCTTTGATTAAAGTTAGTAAAATTTCTGATTTCATAAATAATTGTTCTGTTATGTTTTAGTAATAAATATTGAAATATAAAATTTAGTCCGATACATAATATCCAGACCATGGTACAATACCAGGTGCGATGGGTGCAGGTGGAGGATATTGTGCCATTACTTGATATATTCCCGATATTGTTGATAAATGTAATTTTGCTGAATTTATAAATGCATCTAAAAATGCGTCTGGACTATTTGATGGTGCAACTGGGAATTTTGTCCAACTCCCAATTGATAAAACAGGTGCAACTATTGTTGATACATTTTGGATTGAACCTGCTGCAGGTACTTTGGGAGGTAATTGTAATAAACTTGTACCACCCCAATATGATAATATTGCAGGGCCAACAACATCTAAAAATGTTAATTTTGTATCTATCTGAGTTGCTTCTAAAAATATTAATAATAAAGCTTGCATTGTTTTTGTATTTCCATTTAAAAGTGGAATATCATTTAATGGTTCTTTTCCACTTTTAATTGCAACATCATATGCTAAAGTAAATGCAGTTGCAAACCCTTTCATATCTTTACCATATGACATTGAAGTCATTAATGGTTTTAATGTATTTTTAAAATTACCCCAAGACATATTATTTACTTAAAAAATTTCTTGTAGATTGTATAATTTTCAACTTTTGTTTTATACTATTAAATTGTGCAATATTGGTTGGGCCGGTACTAGATGGGCCTGCTGGGGTTAAATACATTTGTTGTATTATGGCATCAATTAAATCCGATAATATTTGAATAAGTTCACCACCTAATACCATCTTTTGTACATCGGCACCTGCACCACCAGCTGCACTATTCTTTCCTAAATAAATATTACCACCACTATCTGAGTTTAAAAATATTTGATTGTTTCCTTTGGAATGTAATATTAAATTTGAGTTGGTGTGTAAATAAACATCTTTTTCAGCATCCACACTAAATTTACCATCGGTTATTATACCAGTATTTCCTTTTCCAAATATAATAAATTCACTAGCTTTTGCCGATAATATGATTCTATCTGAGTTTACAAAAAATTGATTACCTTTCAATTCTTTTGAATTTGGATATTCTGTGAATCCAACTTTTTGTTTTTTAATTACTTCTGTAAATGGTATTTTTACTTTACCTGATGTTATATAAACGGATGTTCCATCTAAATTAATACTCTCTTCAACTAATGTTCCAATTTTTTCGTTATCTAATGATGGATTTTGTTTATTACGAATGAATATTGATGGTGATGATGTTCCTCCCTTTGGATTACCATTTTCATCGGTTGTCTCATCTTCTGTTAGGAAAAATTCTGAAAATCTTATAGTATTTCCGGCTCTACCTGTTATTATAGTATCACCTTCTCTTGGTTTTAAGAATTTAATATTTTCATTTTTTTTATATTCGGATTTATTAGATTGTGATTGTATTTTCTTTTGCCCAGTTGTGTGTGTATTTTTTACTTCAGAATAATTTTTATTTTTATCCGAAGAGTCTGCACTTAAAATATTTTTTTCTTTAGTAATTTCCGATAGTTTAACATCTTCTCTATAATTTGGTATTTGTGAAACTGAGTATGGTAACCAATAGTTTGAATTTGCAATCTCAATAATAATAATAGTTTCACCTACTATTGGATATGTAATATTATTTTTATCAAATGGAAATGCAAAATTTTGTTTATTAATAAAACTTTCTTTATTAAATTCAATTGCCCCTAAAAATCTATTATCATTTTTACCTACATAGTTTTCATTATCTGTACTAGAAACAAAATCATTTTCATTTATAGGTTTATCAAAATTAGTATAAACTTTTTTTACAGTAGCTAAAAATCCATTTATCATTATAATTTAGTTTTAATTTCTTCTATTTCAATTTCTAAATCACTCATTCTTTCTTTAGACTTTTCTTCAACTGCATTAATGGTATCTTCCATATCTGCAAGTAACTGAGCTTTTTCGTTTTCACTTAACCAACCATCTTCACCAATACCCTTTGCTTCTGCAGCTGCTAATCTTTGTGCAATAGTTGCAAGTTTAATTAAGTGGTCATCGTTTTTAACCGATACCTCAATTAAATCTTTTATAATAGGTGCAATCACAGTTGCTTCTCCTACATTTTTAATTAACTTACGAAGTGATTCAATCAATTCAGAAATGTTTTTCTTTTTGTTTAATTGATTTTCGTATATATCTTTAAATAATGATGATAAATTTTTACCATCAAATAATTGAAATTCTGTTGCCATATTAAATTATGTTGTTTCCTACTATATAATTATAAAGTTCTTCACTTATTAGATTATAACCATCTTTGTTCGGATGTTGAGTAGCTCTGGTTTTAAAATTAGTATCCGTATGTTCCCATATATCTAATCGGTTTGTATCATTTAAAAAATCTCTAAATGTTTTATTTCCAAAATTCCAATATTTGCTTGTATCTATTAAATTTTTGTAATTATCATTTCTAATCATTGGTTCAAATGCGTCACACATAACATATTTTATTCCATAGTGAGTTAATAATTTTTGAATAAAAATAATATAATTTTGATTTACAATATTATAGTATTCTTCATTGTATAAATTTACAATAAAAAAATCTTTATAATTTATTAAAAATTCTGTATATTTTGTATTTGAACTTTTATATGATTCTATAAATTTTTCTGGCGTTTGTAGTAAGTGATTTACAGACCAACTTACCCATTCTCCTTTTGGTAAAAACGGAACATAATCTCTTAAAGATGAACTCCACATTATAATAATGAAATCATTTTTTTTGATTCTCTCATCTTGTACATCTGTAACAATTTGATTAAATATTTTGTTATTAGCATTTCCACTAATTCCATTATTTTTTGATTGTAATTTTAATTTATTTGCAAGAATATTTACCCAAGAATGTTTATTTCTGAAAAGTATTAAATCCTGATTTTTTAATGTTGCTTCTACACTTACATCACTTCCTTCGCCGGCCGCCCAGCTACAACCATATCCATATAATATCATTACTTACTAATTAAGAATTTACCCAATACTAAATAGTCCATATCACAATTATGAAATGTCCAAATTGCTTTTTGTGGGTCATTTGTCATTGTGTGGTCTTTTAAGTTAAATGATGTGTTCAATAGAATAGGGGTTCCTGTTAGTTTTTCAAACTCCTTTAATAAGTCATAGTAAAGTGGGTTATCCTCTTTTTTAAGTGTCTGTATCCTTGCAGAATTGTCAATATGTGTTACTGATGGAATATTCACATCCTTTTTAACTTTGACAACCTGATTCATATAAGGAACATCTTCTTCTGATAGGAAATATTTTTGATAATCTTCTATTGTAACCGATGGAGCAAATGGTCTAAACATTTCTCTTTTTTTCACAACCTTATTAATTCTATCTCTAATATCTGATAAATGTGGATTGCCTAATATAGAACGATTACCCAATGCTCTTGCACCAAATTCAGTTCTACCTTGAAACCAACCTATAATATTACCTTCTTCAATTAGTTTTGCAACTTTTTTACATAATTCATTATTAGTATCAAACATTACAACTTGTTTTCTATGATTTTGTAATATAATTTTAAGTAATTCAGGATTACTCCATTCTTCACCTAAATATGGAGATTGATTATCACCACCTTTTACTTTTGGATTACCAAATGTTTGATGATAATGATATAAACATGCACCAATTGCAGAACCACTATCCGATGGGGCAAATGGTATAAATACATTCTTAATTGATGTAGATATTTTTATTTTACCATTAGCAGTTCCATTATAAGCACATCCACCACCTAAAACTAAATTATCACATTCCCATATATTAGTAATTCTATTGATAACAAAGTATAATGCACTTTCATACCATCTTTGTAATGAGGCAGCTAGGTCTTTATGATGTTGTTCGATTGGTTCATCTTTGAAACGAGGTGGAAATCCAATTAAATCAATAAGTTGTTGATTAAACATATCATTGTCCGATGTTTCCCATGTAAAGTAAGACATATCCATTTTAATAATATCAAATTCACCACCCATAGTAGCAATTTTATCAAACACACTATTATATTGTTGTTTATCACCATATGGTGCTAATCCCATTACTTTATACTCACCTTCGTTTGGTTTGAACCCTAAATAAGCAGTAAGTGCCGAATAAACCAATCCTAATGAATGTGGAAAGTGTAATGTTTGAATTGTATGAAAGCCTGTCTCATCACACATTGCCGCATATATAGTATGTGATTCACCAACTCCATCAATTGACAATCCTATTGCTTTATCAAATGGTGATGTGTAATAAGATAGTGCTAAATGTGAATGATGGTGTAATGAATATAAAATTTCTCCATCATATCCAATTGATTTTAGGATTCTTTTTAAGTTACCTTCTGTCTCATTCCATCTTTTAATAAACTTTCTCCATTTCATTGGATATCGTAAACCACCCCATTTGCCAATTGTTTTTTTAACTCTTTCAAATTTATCTTTTGGGTTTTCATACCAACAAACCATATCAACTTCATCAATTGTTATTTTTGCATATTCTAAACACCATTGAATTGCTTTAAATGGAAAAGAACTATCATGTTTTTCACCCGATAGTTTTTCTTCTTCAATTGCACATATAACTTTACCATCTATAACCAATGCCGCCGCTGAATCATGGTAAAATGCTGATAATCCTAATTGTATCATATTTAAATTTTTATATCACCATATTTGTCAAATTCATTATATAACTCCATTTGTCTATCTTTCATTTTATTGACAACTTTTGTAATATAATGAGTAGGATGACCGGTCATTTCTCTAATAAGTAAATAAAGAGATTTTTTATTAAAGTTTTCTATATGTTCCGCTCTTCTAAATAATTCTAATACCGAATCTGCTATTTGTAAGTCTCTTCTCTTTGGAAAATAGTTTTCTAAATGCATATCCCAATATTCTAACATTCTAACATTAAATGTTCTATGTTCGTCATTTCTTTCCTCTTCTCTAAAATTATTTTCAGTATCAAATGATTCAGGTAATCCTGACATTATATCAGTATCTTTATATCTTTTGTAGTTTGCGTTATTATTTAAAATAAGATAGTTTCTTGCAACAATTGTAAAATAACTAAATGCTTTACCTTTACCACTTTTATACATATGTATTTTTTCAATCATAAATGCAACAACCTCTGCCATTACATCTTTTGGGTCATCATCAAAGTAAGTAAACTTCCATTTATTATAAACTATCTCTGCAAGCTTTTCAAATGCAGATGCTATTCTTTCTCTATATAGTTTATCTTTAATATATTGGTCATTAGTTAAATTATACTCAATTATTGCATCTTCGGTATCTTTTGGAAAATATTGTCTATTAGGGCCTCTTTTTTTTCTGATTGCCATTTTTAATTAAAATTTTTATATTTTTCGATTGTATCTTTAATTTGATAAAATACAGAACCTACTTCATCATCTTTTTCAAACATTTCACGATTGTCTATTTCTCTCAATGCATTCAATAAAGCTTCGTTTTTTAACAACTCACTACCAATAAAGTCTTCATATTTTTCTAATTTTTTTAATAAATTAATAGTTACGAATCCTAATGTTAAAACTATTAAACTTAATATTATTATTGTTATCATATTATACTATTTCATATCCTTTTAAAAATAATTTGTTTGCATGCTTAAATTTAACTTCTTGCATTTCACCGGCAGGAGATTTCATTACAATTTTTTCATTTCTACCAAAATTTACTTTTTTTACAATTTGTGTATTGTAAACTCTATCTTTAATTGTAATACCATCTAAGTGGTCTATTTCATGCTGAACAACAACGGTCATCATTGTTTCTTTAGAAATTGACTTATTTGCTTCATCACCCTCTGGGTTAGTTTCAAATGTCAATTCTCCTAAATTATCCGTATCAACTATCACTTTACATGCTCTAATTGTTTTAATTGGAGTTCTAAGTGTAGATGGTATAGAAAGACATCCTTCAAAAAAAAGAAATCCATCTTTAGACTTTTCTTTAATAATTGGATTTAATAAAAATACTTCAGTTGCATTGTCACCTTCTCCAAATTTAATTAAACAAGCTCTTTTTTTAATTCCTAATTGATTTGCAGAAATACCAACACCTGGATATTTTTTTAATCCTTCTTCCAATTGTTTTCTTAATTCATCGGTTTCTTGTTGTGTTATTTCTGATTTTAGTACAGGAGTTTTAAGATACTCCGTAAACTCTTTTGTTGTTAGTCCGTTTGAACCTTTATCAACTATCAATTTCATATTTTATTTTTTTAATCCGTATTTAATCCATTTATACCAAACTCTTTCGTGAATATAATATTGAATGGGTTTGTAAATCAATTCTGCTACTCCAAATGCTGCTCCAATTTTAATTGAACCACTTATCAACCACATTAATAAAAAACCAACTAAGGTACTTATAATACGATATGATATGGTTTTTGCAATATGTCTCTTTCTTTCTACTAACATTATTTATCCATTGTATAAATTACTTCATCACCATTTGAGTCAATATATTTCTTTCTGATTGCAGTTCCACTAATTTTTTCAATTTCTTTTGGTGGTTCGTGGTAAATTACATCATAACCCACACCTCTACCATAATTTACACTTTCAATATCTGGAATAATTGATAACATAATCTTATCCCAATTATTTGTAAAAAATGGTTCTTTTTGTAATTCTTTTAAAACTTCTTGTGCTGTTTTTGGATTGTTCTCATCTTGTTGAACATCTCTAATTGCTACCCAACAATTTTTTCCTTTCTCTAATTGTTGATTGATTAACCACTCATGACCTTTATGCCACGTTTGCCATCTTCCTATAAATAATGCGTATTTTTTCATATTTGTAATATACGAAAATTATTCTAAACTACCAAATATTTAATAAGTTTTTGTATTTTCTTCTTCATTTCGCATTTTGGCCAATTCTCTAATAGTTCCACCTTTTGATTTTAACCAATAATTAACTGCTTTGGAGTTGTTTATCCATAAATTTCTTTTTTGCCATGGAAAATCAGGATGCATAAAATCTTCCCATTTTAATGATATTTTATCATTTAATTCAGTATTAGATGTAATATTTCCCACATCATTAACAGAGTCAGTAAGTTTTTCTTCATTTTTTGCGTCAGTCTCATTTTCTTTGTTTTCGTTAACAATATCATCCCCATAAACCTTATAATTTTTGTAATTTTCTTCCATTAAATCATCCAAATTATCATATAAACCCAATTTTTGGTCATTTTCAATCATTTCACCTAAAAGTCTTCTTTGTTTTTGTTTTTTAGTTTCAATTAATCCATTAAATGCAATAATAAGTGCTACTGCCAATGGGTCAAACACCAGTACAATCAAAAATATGAAGAATTTTACTACATTTTTCAATTCCACACCAAATGCTTCAGCTACAAACCTAAATCCACCCACTTCTTTCTCTAAATTTAAATTAGAAACCTTAATTTTATTGATTTCATTGTTATTTTTAGCATTTTCTTCTTGTAAAGATGCTATTTTTTTATTAATTTGAGCACTTTGTTTATCTTTGTTATCAATTGAGCGTAAAAGACGAGAATTTACCTTACCTTTGTCTAAAATTGTGTTTTGTGTTGAAGATAATTGCCCCAATTGAGTGTTTAATTGAGTAATTTGAGCATCGTTGGTGGCAATTTTAGTAGAATATACTGCAATTTCTCTATCTACTTGCTGTAATTTTAAATTTTGTTGTTGAAATGCGTTGGAAAGATATCCAAATATACCCGCAGATGTGATAATCATCAATAATGCTACCGCTGATACCAAATACCACTTATTAAATCCCTTAATTTCTTCCCACTTTTGTTTTAAATAAGTAGCTGCTACTAATTTAGCAAACTCTAATGACCCGGCCATTACCATAACCGATGTTGCCGCACCACTAAATAGGACACCTAATCCGGTGACGGAGAAAAATGCTGCACAACCGGCTATAATTAGTGCAGAAAATCCGACTAAATATTTAAGCCAATTCATTTATCTATTTATTCTTGTTAATTCTGAAATTCTTTCTGCTATCTTTCTTGCATCTTCTAATGTAGTGTGAGCTTCAGATGGTGACATATGTTGTGCACCAGTAATTCCATTTTGTAAAATCCTCAATTTACCATCTAAGGATTCCAATAACATTTGTATTTTTTCGTTGTATATCATGTCTATAAATATTTAATAAATAAAAAAAGGTAGAAGTGTTTAAACTCCTACCTTTGTAATATACGAAAAATAACTGAATTAACCAACTTTAGGGGTTAATTTTTTTGGTTTGGACTCTTCTTTTCTTTCAATGGTAATTAAAAGAATACCATTCTTAATTTCAGCTTTTGCTTTTCTACCATCAAAGTTTTTACCTACTTGAACTCTTTCTTCAATATTTGAAACCAATTGATTAAAAGGATTTTCTTTATCCTCTTGTGTTTTTTTAGCTTTGATTTCAATTTTGTCCTCAAAGCAATTAATTTCAATATCTTTTGGGTCATGCCCTAATACTGATAATGCAAGGGTTGCAGATTCATCTTTAATGTCTACTGCGAATTTGTTTTGAACATAAGTCGTTCTTGTCTTTGGTTGTTCGATTGGAAAATACTCATCGAATAATCTGTTAAAGTCATACGAAATCATAATATAAATGTTTTTTTGTTAATAATATTCTATATAGTCCAAATACTATACCATCCCTTATTTTGTTACAAAGTTATGACAAAACTACCCTAACTTTATTACAAATCGGAAATTGTGTCATTAAATTGTGTTATCTTGTCTTTCAATGATTGTCGACATATGGTCTGCCCAATGCATAATAAATTGTAACTTATAAACCAATTGTTTCTTTAAGTCGTGACCTGCTAAATACTTTTGATTATCTTCGTCATACATACCATCGGTAAGTTTGATTGCAAAATACTCTTTCTCATTATACTGAATACCATAGTGGTTTAATGTAAAGAAAGTTCTATCAGTTAAAGTCATATATGGGATATTCTCATTACGAACAAATAAAGTTCCGTATTTCTTTTGAGACCATTCTTCCTGATTTGGTAAATAATGTAGTTCACCTTTAATACCTAATTTTCCTAAGTCGTGATGTAGACAACTAAATATCAATTCTTCTTCGGTAAAATCTATCTCTCCACCTTGCATTA